GACCAAGTAGACCTTCTTTAATTAAAGACTTTTGTGATTCAACAGCCAACTTTGGTACAAAACCAGCACCGGAACCCAAGCAAACAATGCTACTCGCCCTCAAAGAATAAGGAAGTGCATAGTAAAAAATCCCCATTCCAGCATGATTCCCCACTGTGCCATGAGATTCAGACCACTTGGAATTCTTAATAATATCATCAAACATAGCTTTCCCTCTTTATTCCTTTTCTTTCGATATAATTCTCAATAGAGATAATACCACTGTCACTCTCAACCTTGTAAGAGTCAAGTCGTGTCAGTGTCTTTTGGTCTTCAATCTTTTCCAACCTCGCTGCAAACCATGTCTTGGTCTGAAGAATACCTTTAATCTTCTTTAGCGTGTTCGGGAACACCACGACCTTGAAAATCTTCTCCCCATCCCAGCAGTAGAGGTTCGCCATTTCCTTCTCGGTGGATGTAATGAATTTGCGCATATGGAAGATATACATCAGCGTCTTTTCCTGCTCAGCAGTTCCAAGACCCGTCTTATGCAACCAGCCGTAATCGTGGTCATGTCCCTTTGCCCGTAGCATCATGAAGTTATACAAGCTTGAATCGTAATACTCATATGCATCACAGAAGTCGTGCAATGTTCTATCCCCGATAAGAGCATAAATATAGTCCCGTGTGGCAAGTTCGGTATTACGCTCAGCAAACACCGTAGACGAGCCAGAATGGTCTTCAAACTCAATACGGAGGTACTGAGGCGTTTTCTTTGTAGAACGCACCACAGCCTTCACCAGCGTCAATGGAGAGGTGATTTCGTGGAAGTCTGCAAGCTTCCCGACAAACTCATCCATTTCATTCTGTTCACCATTAGTGTTAAGTGAGAAACCCAATACAGGAAGATAATACTTCTCGTGATCGTAAGCCGAGACATGACCCAAAGATTTAAATGCCCCTACCTTCTCTAGATTTTCTCTTACAGTTACCTTCACCGCAGACTTTCTGCATTTGTTAGTAAACTCCTCATACGAATCAAATGGTCGCTTTTCAAAAATCTCCTTGATAGCTGAGTTACCACATCCGGCAACATTAGACAATCCGAACTGAATTGACTCCTCCTCGCCCTTGATGCTTACCGAAAAATATTCATCCGAGTGATTCACATCAGGTGCTAGTATCTTTACGCCCACCCTTTGCGCTTCCATCAAATAAGCCGTAATCTTGTCACCTGCTGATTCATTAAATAGAAGTGACCAAATGAATTCAATTGGGTAATGAATCTTCAACCACATGGTCTGATAAGAAAGCATGGAGTAAGCAACAGCGTGAGACTTGTTAAACATATACAAGGCTGCTAGTTCAAATTCCGCCCAGATTTTCTCAGCTGCTGCTTTCTTAATATATTTATTGTTAACAAACTTTTCTTTGTACTCATCAAATCCAGCAGCATCTCTCTTCTTACCAATGATCTTACGAAGCTTGTCAGCCTCTGACCATGTGAAGTCAGCAAGGAGTACAGCCATTTGCATTAACTGTTCCTGAAAGATAACCGTTCCGTATGTTTCCTCAAGGATATCTTTAACAATAGGGTGTGGATACTTTGGAGCATTTATCCCCTTCTTACAGTCAATATAAACCTGACCCTGCGATAACAAGGCTCCCGGTCTTACAAGTGCGTTAGATACAACAAGGTCATTGAAGTTATCAATACCCATTCTTTCAATCAAGTTACGATAAGCAGCAGCATCTGTTTGGAAGATACCTACTGTATTTCCATCATTGAAGTTCTTAAATACTTCTGGGTCATCTAATTCTAATGAAAGCTGACTAACATCAATGCCCCGATTTTCTTTAATCTTTGCGATGCAATCTTTAATAACAGAAACGGTCTTTAGACCGAGAACATCGATTTTAATCAGACCAACTGCCTCTGCATCTTCCATGTCAAAAGCAGTAACAATAGAACGACCTTCTCCACTTGTATCTTTCTTTGTCTCAACAGGGCAAACATCGCTTAGAGGGATTGATGAAACAACCATGCCAGCAGCATGGATTCCTGAGTTACGAATACGACCCTCAAGTTTCTTTGCAAGCTTAATGATATCTGGGTACTTACTACAGAAGATCTTGCCTTTAGGTGATGTTTCAAGTTCCTGCAATGTTTCAAAGTATGGAGTGATGTTGTTAATCTCAGCAAATGGAACTTGATAGACACGAGAGATATCTTTAATTACAGACTTAGGTTTGAATCCACCATATGTTGAAATAGCAGCAACATTGTCATGACCCCATCTATCACGGAGGTAGTTTCGTACTTCCCCTCTGCGCTTGTCCTCAAAGTCCAAGTCAATGTCCGGATAGTCATTTCGTTCTGGATTAATGAATCGTGAGAAGAGGAGTCCATATTTCAATGGGTCAACCTTTGAGATATCAAGAAGATAAGCAAGCACAGAACCACCAACAGAACCTCGCCCTGTACCACGACCAATATCGTTCTCATCAGCCCACTTAACCAAATCCCATACAATCAAGAAATAATCAGAGAAGCCAAGTTGTTCAATGATTCCAAGTTCTTCATTAAGTCTTTCCTGATACTCAGCACCAAGCTTGTTTGTCTGAATTGCAAACTCAGCAATCTCTCTCAGATAGAAGTTTGAATCAAGAACCTTGGAATACTTTGGGAGAAGGTTTCTCTTAGTCGCAATTGTCGCTGTGCATTTATCAGCGACTTCCATTGTGTTCTCAAGGTATTCAATATTATCGTAACCAGCATCCTTGAACCATGACTGAACAACATCAGCTTTAGCAATGTATGGATTGATGTGGTCAAACCGCAAGAAGCGTTCTGGGTACATAGCGTTCATCTTGTCAATGACACTTGCGTTCTCATCATGGATGACATGAAGATTCTGCTGAGCAACACGAATATCACCCGCATTTAAACTTGGGTATTGAGAAACCATTAGGAGAACTTCTTCTGGTCCACGGTCATCGTGTGTAGGGAAGTGGCAATCAGCAGTTGCTACAACTTTTTTACCATAGGTACTAGCAAGATTGATAAGTGAGTCGTTTAGGTTCTTTGGATTCCAAGCCTGTACTTCGTAATAGAAGTCATCCTTGAAGATCTTGATAAACCGTTCAGATAATTCTTCTGCTCGTGAATAGTTGCCAGCCTCAATAGCTTTTGAAATTGGACCGCCCATGCAACCGGACAATGCAATGATGTCATCATCAACCATGTCTTCAAGAAGATTGAAATCAATACGAGGCTTGTAGTAGAAGTTATCTGTCCAACCAGTTTGTGAGATTCTAAAAAGCTTTTGAAGACCAGTGTTGTTCTTCGCAAGAAGAATCAAATGAAATCTCTCATACTTTGTCTGAGCATCTGTGTTGATAGACGGAACAAAATAAGCTTCAACACCAAAGATTGGTTTTACGCTCTGCTTATTGCAAGCATCTTGAAACTTCAAGACACCGCCCATCGTGCCGTGGTCAGTAATTGCAGCAGCATATTGACCATTCGTGCTAGAGATTTTTGCAATCTCTGTGGGGGTTGACATTCCATCAAGGAGTGAGTACTCGGAATGACAGTGTAAGTGTACGAAATCAGTCACTTAGTTCCAATCTATATCGTATAAGGTTTCTATGGTCGGTAAGGTTTCCCAGTATGGCTCATTGTACCACTGCTTTCTGAGAAAAGCGTTCACTCCGTTATCAATTAAAATTTGAACTTCGTTGGGATTATCCTCAACAACAAATTGTGGATTGATATCTTTGATTACTTTGTATTTTTCATGGATTCCTGTGAACACAGGTTCAAGCGTTGCAATCCTCCATCCATCAAGCCAAGGAGATGTGTTCTTGATTGCAGCATCACATCTTCTTGCAGTAACAATATGGACATCGATTCCATCACTAAACCACTTATTAACTTGATGCCAAGCATCTTCATACGGCTTTAAGTTCTTCCAGAACATAGGATCATTAAATAGCTTCATTGCTTCTTCATCATCATGATCAGATGTTAACCAATGTGTATAGTCGTAACGCTCTTTTACACCAGTAAATGTAATATACTCATCAATTGACGAAGCAATATCAGCAATAACACCATCAAGGTCAAGAACAATATTTTTGTTTTTCATTTATGCCTTCATACGAATAAAGCCCCGCTTTGTAGGCGGGGCTTTACCGTAGCAGTTAATTAATCACCAAGAATCTTTGGCAATTTCTCCAGTAGTAAAGAACTTCTCTTGCTTATCATAAGAGAGAGTGAGGTACATGCTATCAAGCTGATGCATCGGCAATTCAGTAATTTCAGATGGCATCTCTCCTTGCGAAAGAGGAATCAAACTGTAGTTTGTATCTGATGCAGATGATCCTGTGCGTGAATACTTGTAGTAACGGTCAGTAATCGTTCCGAATTCCTTTGCATATTCAATAAGAATCATACCGATATGGCGCTGGTTGAATGTCGTATCTAGGACACGAGGCTCCCAAACTCCGGGTTCAATCTCAACAGCGATGTTGATAAGCAAATGGGGCTTTGGCTTCCAAGCCTTGTCATGGACAGCCTGTTCGGTTGCCCAACAACGATAGTTAAACTTCTCTAGTGAGGAAGTAGAAGCTGCTCGCCATTTCCAGTTAATAGGTGATGTTACAACAGGAACAGTGATTCCTGTACCAACCTCTTCATCAAAGAATGATGCATCTTCAGTAAGTTCCTGACGGAAACGAATCTTAAATGAATCTCCTGATGAAAGGCTGAAATACTTCTTGATTCCAGTTCCTTGTTTGTTTTGTGTAGGTGTGACGCTCTTTTCGAGGTCTTGAAGTGATTTAATACTTGCAAATGTCATGTTGTTTTCCTTTTGTTATATGATTGAAATTTTGTTTTCAATACTGTGTGTGATTTGTTCTTTTTTCATTTCGCCGGGGTCTTTACAACCATCAGCTATCTTTGCCTCGGAAAGAACTTTGCCTCGGCAGAGGTTTATTATATCATTCTTCATGGCGATTCCTGCGTCATCGTTGTCGGAAAATATAATTAATTCGTCAAAATACCTTTTGAGCATTTTTATTTGATTTTTGCTAACTTGAGCACCGAGTGTTGACACAACATTAGGGTAGCCAGCTTGGTGAACCATCATTGCGTCAACACTGCCTTCTGTAATTATACAACTAGGGTGTTTCTTTGCATTCTGAATATTGAATAACACATCAGCTCGCTTGAATCCTTTATTGTATAAGTATCTAGGCTCTTGTTCATCAGTCGTTGCTCTCCCAATAAAACCAACCAGCTTGTAGTTGGGGTCTCTTACTGGAATAACAATTCTCTCCTTAACTCTGGAGAAGCCAATCTCAAAATGGTCCATCGTGTCAAGGGATAAACCTCTATCAAGGAACTTAGACAGTAACATTGTTTCATCGTTGTTGTCATAATCAACAGCGACAGAATCAATATCAATCTCATTTGAGATAACCTTGCCCCGGAATCCTCTTTCAATTTCATTAGTCAGAGCAGCCGAGTCAAGAGTTATGCTCTTGCCGTATGGCTTGCCTGTTATCTGACGATAAAGCTGTCTAAAGTTTCCTCGCTTAGCGCAAGAGGGGTTGAAACACTGCCACAGCCCAGTTTTCCTGTTGATAAAGAAAGCTGGACTATGGAGGTTCTTGTGAAATGGACAGTAGATATTAAATTCATTACCACTATCTGAGGCTACATCAATGTTGTAACTATCAAATAGCTTACGAATTTCATCTTCCATCTTACTTGTGAAAGAAGAGCTTGAACTTGAAAATGTCTGTCTTTGCATCATAATCTGTTACAAGATCACTCTTTCTAAAGTCTCCGTATTTCTTACGACATTCATCCTCAATCCAAGGTCTTAGCCTAATGATTGTCTCAATGTCTTGAGCTTCCCCGTAGAGAACATTCTTTTTCTTATTCTTTACAGATCCCATTCTTCTGCCCACTTTCCTGTGTCTAAATTCCAACGAAGGAGAAAACCAAAATGAGTTGACCGCCTTACCTTCCTTGATACCACTTGGAATAAGTCAGAGTTGTAATCACGATGGATTGCCAACACTAAGTCAGCATCATATGCCAACTGCTTACTCCAAGCGACTTCTTCTAATTCTGGTGGTCGCTCTGAGTGACCATCATTCATAGTTACTGCTGCCACATCAATGATTGGCACCCCGTTCTTAACAGCCATGCGTTTGAATGCCTTAGAAAGGTTCTTAGCCTTCTCTGTTTCATTCTTCGCACCGCTTGAGTCGTCAAATAGACCGTGATAGTCAAGGATTACAATGTCCGGTTGATACTGGTCAATCTTTGCTTGCACCATGTTCTGGTCAGCTGTCTCCAGCCCCTCTGATGTAACAAGATGGATAGCATGCTTACCCGCAAAGGTTTCCTCTGCCCACTTCTCATAACCATCAACAACATTAGGGTTAGCACGAACCAAGTCTGTGTTAGTAAAGTGACCTTCACCATTGTTCAATAGTGTGTCAAGACGCTGACCCTCTTGTTGTTTATTCATTTCAAGAGAGATGATCAGTGGTCTGTAGCCAGCTTTCCAAGCGTTAACCGCAAACAATCTAGCGATGAATGACTTACCAACACCTGTCCAACCGAGAAGAACAATAAAGTCTCCGGGTTGCCAACCACCAAACGATTTATCAATTACACCAATACCACTAGGAATACCTTGTAGTTCTCCAGCACCCTTGATTGACCGCTCCTTCAAGTCTTCGTATCTATCACGCCACTCGCCAGCAAGGTCTGTGTCTTTAAGATTACTTGCGTACTTGTAAAGCTTAGATGTGCTTTCCATTAAATACGAAAGTGATTCTTTCGGTCCAGAGTCATTAAGGATTGAATTAGCTTTGGAAACAATCACTCTTGTCTGATAAGACAGTGATTCCTTTTTAGCTTCCTCAAGATAATAGGATAATGGCTCTGGAGTAGCAAAGAATTCAAATTCTGGATGGTGCTGCTTTACAGTTTCTTTGGATGGTACTTTCTTGTGTTGGTCATAATGCGAAACAACAAAGTTCCATACATCACGATATTCAATAAACATATTCTCAACACCACCATTAACCGCAGATGCGAAATCTTTTGTGTCAATAATGGAATTAAGAAGTCGAACTTCATAGTTCATCAGATGCCAATCTGTCGTGGGTTTCTTTTACTAAGTTGCGGAAACGGTTTTTTGCTTCCTCTTCAAACTTTACCTTATCAAACACTGTGCGTGATTCAATGGCAAAGTCAAAGATTAAAAATGGACCGTGATTTTTTTTAATATAATAGTTAACGGCTTTTTCAAGTATTTCACTATCATAATGTTTTGCCAAGGCATCCGCAACGGATTCTTGCCTTGGAGAGTCTGGTATAAAAAGCTTATGCGATTTCTCGCATGATTCTTTGAAGATCTCTATCAGTTCTTTTCCAGTTAACATTGGATTCCTTTTTGGACTTCTTCCATGTCTTTAACAGAAACTCAAACTCTGAGATTCCACCATTGATACCATAGAATTCATCCGATTCCCAAGCTGAAAGAAAGCACTCTCTACGAACCGAGCAACGAGAACAACCTTGTTTTGCATAAGCAATGTCGTCTTTATCATAAGACCACCAAGTGTACTGTTTAGGATCGCTCGCACAGAGTGCATTTCTCTTCCAGTTACTTGCTAGTGCCATTATCCAGTTCTTGGAGTTTCGCTTCAATCTGAGCATCAATGGATGCCCATAGTTTCTCCCAAGCCTTCTCATCCTCTGTGGATGAAGCTTTGGTTCTTGCACCGGCATCTAGCCTAAGTGATTCGTAGTTGCCAAGATTTTTGGTAACACCGATAGATGCCCAAATTTCAATTTCATTTTCCTGAGACATAACGCTCCTTTGTTGTTAACTTAACTTTATTGTTTAGTGTTTTTATTTTATTATCAATGCTGATACCAGCATCGTTCGTTGGTCTACCCGGATTTCTGGAGCTAAAAAACTCCACCATCTGATAAACATCGTCTTCATTATAGTACCGCCAAGAGGAATACGCACCGTATTCAGAACCAAATTTTTCTGCACTTGGTATCAACCCTCTCTTTTCGTACTTCCGTATTGTATCGGGTCTTCTTTCAACAATCTTAGCAACTTCACCAACAGTATAAATACGCTTTAAAAGAAGCTCATTTTGTTGGAATGGAATAACAACCCTAGAATCATCAATAAGCTTTTCAACATAAATCTTATTTACAGATTTATTTATTTTCTTGATTTTAACGATAGTCCCGGAATACAAATAGAATTTATTTTGAATCAGTTTTGCTGTTAGCATCTCTTACTCTCTATATTCATTTCTATAAACTTAATTATCAATCCAACCAGCAAGTGTACTCTGCTGTGACAATACCCTTCTCGGGGTGAACAAACATCAAAGGCTGTGAAGCTTGACCAACAGCTCCTAGAACCTCAATAGCATAAGTGTTAGTTGATTCTGGACTACCAGAAATACGACACTGCACTGTATTAAATGTCATCTTTGTTGGAGTATGGAAGTGTCCAAAGTAAACATCATTGAACTCATCAATAAGATTCCCATCATTATCTTTGCGTTCAATTCCTCCAATCTTCCATCCATAAACTTTCTTCTGAAAAGAATAGAATGACGAAAGACTACCGAACTGATCTCCATGTATAAGCAATGACTTATACTTGCCAATTGAATCAATCGCATACCAATGGCGTTCACCACGACCATCCGGAATATTAAAAGAGATACGCTTTTCTCCGTCAAACATCAGTTCAACAATACGATAAAGCATTCTGTCAGCATTGGTTTCTGGGTCATGATCACGCCTTGCACGACCACCAATGGAACCATGATTACCAATGACCCCGACAAATGTAACCTTCTCAAAGTTGGCAAGCATCTTCGTAATAAAGTTCTTCATGATTCTTGGACCATCAACAGTAATTTGACGATACAAACCACCATCTACAAGGAAGCTTTGTCCGGGAAAGATTAGCTCACCCTCAACAATGTCTCCCAGTGCCCAAATGCGAATTTCACGCACAGGATGGTCTTGTCTTTGAATCTCAGTGAGGTGAATAATCTTGTCTGCGTACTGGTCAATTCTGCGTTCACAGACTTCAGTGTTATAGTCAGGAGTAACCTTAGCCAATTGCCAGTCTGCGATGACAGCGACTGCAACCTCCTCAGTGCCCTTCCTACGGTCAGCAGGGGGTTTTGGAATAGGGACATACTTGTAGTCAGACAATCCTTCTTTAACCGCTCTGAACACGGCATTGGCAAGATGATCTTCCTTTGTCTTAATCTTCTCATATTCCTGAAGAAGCTTCGTATAGCTAATCTTCAATTCTGTTTCTGTTTGGGGTTCCCCCCCTGTTAATGCATCTTTAGGCATTGGAACTAATCCATTCTCTTTTCTATATTTACAAAGACCCATTGTGTCGATTGATTTTCTACACGATGCGTCTGCATACTTTTGATTTGCCGTATTGGGTTCAAACTCCAATGGGCATCCTTCGGTTTCACAAATTTTCATAAGGATAATTGTACACGCAAAGAATGCGTTTTTCACTCAAAATTGTTTTTTTTTGGTCGGGCATCAAAACGAGGTTTCAAGCTCTTCTTTACAACCTTTTTTCTTTGTTTCATATTGGCTCGTAGCTTATCACGATGATCCTGAGTTGGGCGCTTTCCTTCTCTATGAATTGCACTATGTTCAGGGTGTGTACAAAGAAACAAATTCTCTACACGATTATCACTTTTAATTTCATTAATGTGATGAACTGTTTCCCACGGATTAAGGAATCTACGGAGGTAGTGTTCAATGACTGCACGATGCTCATAGATATAGCCTTTAATATTGGAAGGATGTTCCGGCATTAAAACTCGGACATAACCTTTATCGTCTATGTATTTTCCACCTGCATAGTTAGGGTTTAAATCACCGACAGATGATCTATCTGTCCAAGGAATGTCTTTCCGCTGAGAGGCAAGCGGGCTTGAAGACATTTGTTATACAGACCCTCCGATGTCTTCTGCATAAAACTGCATTCTGGCATCGCTAGTGAGAATCTGAAAGGTTGGGTTATTGTTCTGAGTGGAACCATCATCTCTTGTGATTCCAATATAGTATCTTTTATTTGTAATACCAGAACTTGTACTGTCAAAAATTGTTGAGTAAGTTCCTGCACCAATTCTTGTTGCAAACGAAGAGGATTTAAGTTTATGATTTGCAATATTTGCATTAGCAGTATTTGTATCAACAAAAGTAAATGGACCAGCTGTTGCTTTCCAAGTTGAAAGAACCACTGGAGCAGCTGTTGTGCCCTCGTTTAGTGTGATTAAGTAAGTTGAATCCTCTGCACCTGCATTCAGGATACTGATTCCGGGGAATGAAAGAGTAAGTCTATAATAACGGTTAACGCCAACATTAACAAGGTTATTAACACCAGCACCACCCTCATTCTCCAAGGAAATAATCTCATGCTCCGTATTGAAGGATGAGTAAGGACCGAATGTTGTACCAGAAATAGTCTTGATCTTGATAATACCCTTGGGGTTGTCATCGGTAGCGTCTTTAACCTGACCAATATTGGTAGACATCTGACCCAGACGGTCACTTGAGATAGGTGTCCCCGGTGTCCAAGATACAAAGGAATAGTTTTCGTAAGCCATGTCTACCTATTATACACCTTCTAAGGCTTGTATTCTAGCCTTTAAATCGTCTATTTGGACTTGTTGAATTTTACATGTTTGCAATAGATAAAAAGGAATTAATTCACTATTTAGCCCATTAGGAACCCCATCGGAGTAATCAATAAGATCTGTAAGACCAAGGCTGTCAAGTTGTTCAACAATAACACCTAATTGCTTTTCTTTCTCTGGAGCACCTTCAAAATTCCAATATTCATCTTTATAGTAAAAATTTACAACATCAACATTAAGAAAATTATTTACATCAATATTTGCGTCAATAACGCCCTCTTTATATTTCAAAGATGAATGGTTTGGACCAGTAAATAAAGTTCCAGCAGCATTTATATAGATTGGTCTATCAGTAGAAACTCTAGTAACTTGTTTATTATAAAGGGTTTCATCTTGATTAATTCTAAAAACATAAGCACCAACACTCCCCGGTGCGCCAACGGCTCCGAATTCGGCATAACCATTTGCAGCATCAGAATAAACCTGCCCCCCATAACGAAGGTTGTTAGACATATCAATACTAGTTCCAAATAGAGTACCTGTCATTGTGTCTCCAGCTGTAGCAACATAGTTGCTATGATTATGAGGATCCGAAGCATAGGGGTGTGAATGAGTATTGGCTTTACCAGCCAATCTAGTTATAAGGGATGTTCCATTAAGAATCACATCCTTGGTTGAAACAAAACTTGATACTATTCGTGTTTCATTATAAGATCCATCTGCAGTCCCCAGAACTTTAATTCCCGGTTCCGAACCCATTATGTCAACTCTTACATAGTATTCACCAATACCGTAATTAAAATCTTTTCTATAAACCTGTATTTCACCAACAGAATCTAACTTTACATACTGACCATACGAATTATCCCCAACATAATCTCCAGCGAATAAGTCAGAACCGCTCAACTCTAGACCACCAATTCTTCCGAAATCAGCGTTAATTGTTCCAGTAACATTTGCACCAGTTGCTGTTAATGCTCCAGCTGCTGAAAGTGTGTAACCACCATTGGTTATTTGACCATTGGAAGCAATGGTTGTAGCTCCAATTGCCATACTGCCATTGGAATAAAGATATGTTGAACCGCCATATATTCTTGCTGTATCAATTGTCCAACCACCAATTGCTCCTGATCCCGATGTAATTGTTCCAGTAATGTTTGCGTTAGTTGCTGTGACATTTCCACCAGCAGTTACATTAAAACTGGTGCTACTTATTGCACCAGTATTTGAGATTGTAAGGTTCGGAGTCAATAGAGAGTTTGCAGCAACCGAACCACGAATCTTTGATGAATCAAAAACAGCCTCTCCTGCGCTTGTTATAGCCCAACCAACTGTTCCTATGTTTGAAATTGATCCATTAGACTCAATAATGCCATTCCAGTTTTGACTTGTGATTCTATTGTTGATCAGAACAATGTTTGATGAAAGCTCATTAGCAGTAATTGTTCCTGCAGAAATCTCAGCTGCAGTAATTGTGTTAGCAGCAAGCTGATTTGCTGTAATTGTATTAGCAATGATTAATGAGCCATTCAATGACCCCGGCTCTAGGCGGATACCGGCAGGTGCAAGAACGGAGTTATTAACAACCCTCTTAATTAAATCTTCAAATGCGATTCGGTTATTCTCTTGACGAACAGATCTATCTGGATTTACCTCTGTTCCAACAAAGGTCGGAGAGAAATCATAAATTGAGTAAGCAGTTGAATCAATTAATGACGAGTTTCTACCGTTATGAGAGTGACCACCAGCAGGGGAGAATACAATTGTGTTTTCAGAAGCACCAGATGTTGAAGCAATTCTAATTCTTGCCATTAGACAACCTTCCTTAATGTAATTGAATGATCTAAGGAATCTCCAACACTCATGCTGTGGGAGACAACCCAGTAATCACTATTAATTATATCAAGTGAATTCATAGAGGTAATGCGAATCTTATCACCCAATTGTAGTTTAGGCATAGCCATTGCGTTGATATTGATAATAGGGACAGGTTCCGCCAATTTGGAAATCATGAAATTAGCTATTTTTGTAGCGTGTTCTGCATCTGTAATATAAGGATTATCAATTACAATTTCCTTTAGACCGTATTTTCTAATGTCTGAAGCAAGTGTTCCGCTCTGCGTCTTAACCTGACTTGCCTGTTCTGTGGTAAGAATCGGTGTACCAGCAATTGATGTCAATTGGACTTCCCCTGTAAGGGGGTTTGTTCCCTGAAGGTAAGCAAAACTATTTGCCTCAACGGAGTTTGAAGCGACCATAATTAACTCAGCACCATAAGCCGTTGGCAAGAACCTGTGAATTTCCACAAGGTCTGGGTCTTCATAGCGAATAGCACTGATGAAGGGGCTTTGGATGTCGAAGGCAGGAGCTTTGTCATATTTGATGTCGTAATATTTAACTTCCCGCACTTTTGCTGCTGTGGTATGTGCAGCAGCAACTGTGTCAAACTGCGCTCTCTCAAGACCATTGAAAGAATTTGATGTAATCGATGTGTATTTTACAATCTCACTATCAATCTTTAAATAACCGTTCTTCGGGAATGGGGGATTGTCGGTTGTATCAACGATAATACTTGTTGAAGATGATGTTGCGTTTGCAGCCAGTGTGACAACACCGAGAGTTGTTGGGTCTTCTGCGTTCCAAAGACCTTGACGACCCTGAAGGATTGATGTCAGTCCGGCAATATTCACCGTTACCTTGTTAACTTGAAGCTGAACACTGAAGTCAGCGGATGTGATGTGTGTATCGCCAGAAATTGACGCTTGGACATTTGCGTGTTGATCAATTGAAGACTCAAAGAATCTATTGAAGTGGTCATACCTTGAGTTATCTGTTTCTTCAATATACATACGACCAAAATCAGCCAAAGAGATAGTGTCAATAATTTCTCTAATACTATTATCATTACCGTACAAGAAAGGGAACACAGTTAATGGTTGAATCTTAGTGGCAATGTATCTATTAGTTATTTGCTCTTGACTTAAAAATGTATTGTAAATTGCAAACTCATCAATTACAAAGTTTGCGTATGAAGATGGAGCAGTCTCTCCATAAGGCGTTACATTATCAACATACTCCGTATAAGAAGAACCTCTACCACCAATTGTAATATCATCTGAAGCCCAAGTAATTGGTGCAGATGCTAGTGCAGTAGAATTTTTAAGAACACCATCTACATAGTAATAAACACGAGAACCATCACATGTAACTAAAAGGTGAGAGAAATTTGCGGTTGAGAGAGCTGTTGATGAAGACACCGTGACTAACCCCGTTGCTGTATATATCTTAAACCCATGAGATGATGATGTATTGAAGAAAGCAAAACCATTGGAGACAGCTCCCGTATTCCAGTTTGACAAGTATTCTCCGCCACTAGCAAATACGCTAGGAAACTTTGCAAAAATCTCTATTGACCAACGACCAGTATAATTCACACTAGCACTATTTACGATGTCAAGTGATGAGTGGTAGGGGATTCTTATATAGCTCGTTCCGGTCAAGGATACAGATTTATTGTCCGGTTCAGAGACCAACCCTGTTGGTTGAGCGAGAAGGGGAAGGTTGTTATAAATTGCATCATTCTTGTGGTGGTTGGCATTCTTGTTAGAAATCACAGGAGAAGCATCCCTAGAGCCTATTGCGTCAAAGGCTACGATGGTTGCGCAGTCTGTAGCTGGAACTATTTCGTCAGTACCGCCAATTGATCTCCAGAATTCCAAATCAAACTTTGAGGGTTGAACCAAATCAATCCAAGCTTCTTGGATTGTATGAAGGGCTGCAGCATAAATTGAAGCTGCTGTTGTTGCACCTGTTGCAAACTTTCCAAGATGAAAACCGGTTGCAATGTAGTGATTAATTGCAGTTGTGTTATCAACAATAATTCCATTAACAACTGTTGGTATAACAACTTCATTGGCTCCATCATTAAAACTTATTGAGCGAAGAGTGCTTACTGTTCCATCATCATTTTCAACAATAGGTCTATTAGTTAAAGTTATGTTACCAGCTGTCTGTAACGAAGCAGATGTTGCGTAAAGTGTTGAGGGAAGACCTGCTGCAACAATCTCACCGGATGTCGGATATACCGATGTGTTGAATGTGTGAAAGAATTCGATTCTAATCTTGTAAGGAATACCAGCATCTAAATCAAGATTTTGGGATATAGTGCTTGATACATCAGTTAATACTCCAACATGATTAAACCATTCATTAATAATTAAATTTTCATCAAAGAATACGCGAACACCGCCATTCTTGACTTTCATAAATAACTCTTGAACACCAGATTCGCTTGGAATATAGTATCCATCAATAACACCGTTGTAATAAATATCATTGACCTCACCCCCAAAAGATGTGAACTCGTAATCTTCAAGAGATACGGCTGCACCCGCATTTGAATCAACCAGATCCTTTGATAGCGCAACATAGCTGGGGGAGATGAATGCCTTGAGACCAAGAGCTTTGTCCATATCTGATAATTGTTTATCCATTGCATCAGCAACAATATCTGTTACAAGATATTCTTTACCGCTTGGAATACCCCAGAACCTTGCTCTCAAACCTGTTGATGGAACAACGACATTGGCTGATCTATCAATTGTTGGTTCATTAAAAGAATACTGAGCAATTGCCCCAATCCTCTTTGGCTCATCAATGTAACGGACAAGTTGTTTGTAGTCAGCTTGTGGGAAATTACCCATCATCAATAGATTCCCAATAGCATCGCCAGCAGTTGTGGTCTGCAAGAAGAAACCTTTTGTAATTTGCTTTTCTGTCAAGAACTTTGATGCGTCATTAGCTTTAATGGAGACCTGCATTGATGAAGAACCTGACCATTCATCAACATAAAATGTCCCGGCATGGACATACTCATATGGGTCAAATGTGACAGTAGCGTTTGCTGAATGGGCTTTTGCAACAGTATTTCCATAACCACGAGATTCAACTGTCAATTGTCTTGTTCCAGACTTACTGGAGACAAGAACATATTCTTCATCCTGAGTATTAGGGGAAAGAATGATTACAAAAGAATTACCTGCACCACCATCAGGAAAGATATCCCCATCTTTAACCATGATTGTTGAAGAGGAATTTGATATTGAACTCAAAAGCTGTGTCGTTGAAATGACATCATCTGTTTTCTTAATCCTCCAACCATTAGCAATAGTTATCTTTAAATCTTTTTTCATATAAGGTCCAAATATTGATCCAGAGCTGAACATATTAAATTCTTTATTTGTGTTATCTAGCGTAATGGATGCAGAAGAAGAACCTGTGCCAGCAATTGGCAAGCTTGTATCATGCAAGTCCCTTGTTCTATCAACTGAATGAGAGATGACATAATCTGTCAAATCAGTTTCATAAATAGGAGACACCTCTTGAATCCTTGCATTATCAACAGGGTTCTTTGTTGAGTGAACAAGGACTTTGATTCTATAAACATCTTGTGAAGCAAGGGCTGCTGAGACCCAATGATCAACAAAATAAGCATCATCAGGCATTGTTCCATCTTCTTGCAGAATCAATGTTAATGTTGAGTTATAAACATATAAAGTATAATCTTTAATTCGACCATTGAATTCAGATGTTGCAACCCTAATTCTGTTTACTTTTCTCTGTGTAAAAGTATATTCAACATATGGCTCAGTAACGAAACCATAACCATTGTATGTTCCCGATGCGGATGACTGACTTTTATTTGTTGACCACCATCCGTACTTGTAATGATCGTCAAGATTTGTTGGCATTGTGTACCATGTGCCATCAGCGGTGATTACTTGACCATTAACATCCTTGGAATCACATACACCCCAAGTGAAGCCTTGTCTGTCATTTCCACTCATAGAATTTTGTGGACTGAAGTAGTAGCTAGAGCTTCTCTCTCCGGCAACATTCGCTGAGTTAGTGGTTGTTGTTAAGTTATCAATATGACGGCTATCCAGCCATTGAATTTTAACTCTAGGTTTTACTTTTTGAGCGTATGCGCTAATAGCTGTATTGAAAGAATCAGACAGTGTTTTCCCATAAATGTCTTTAGTTAGCATTACACTTCTTCCAATGTCATATTACAGTCCCAATAGTATACACCATTAATCAAATCTCTCCTTAACAGGGTTTCTGAATAGTCTTTTATAAAGACCTGATATTGAGTTTCAGTGTATGGAGTTGTGTTGTTTGAATCATCGTTAATCATCTTGAGAGTGTGAACATCAGGGTCATTAGCAATACCTTTCAGGAAGTCTCTAGCATGTCTTCTGTCAATCGTGTCCTGTCTGGAGTTAGGAAGGTATGTCCAAGCCAAGGTGAATGTTTTTCTGCCCGCTGAACCCGACCTCTTGTAATACCTTGACTTCTCGTTATTCCAATTCTTGTTTTCAATAATAACCTGAGATAAATCACTACTAAATGTACGACCTTGGTTTGTTAATGGACTGCCATCAATTACGAATAATGTTTGATAGTTGGATGTATCTATAGCCCCATTTGCTTTAAACCTTATCATGTTAACAAATAGGCTTGGTGTTAAAGTACTGATGCTTGCCGTTGCAAAGTTAATTTTCTTACCGACTAATACCGTTGTAAGCATGGCGTTAATGGAAACACTTGCTTTTACAATCTCATGGGAATCAGCCAAAACTTCCAATGAGGCATTAATTGATGCAGCAGCTTTTTTGATTGCCAAACTAGAGACAGCTGTTGATAATTCACCAGATGTAGCGGATAATGCCTTCTGTATCTCAATAGCAGATGCTGATACAGATGAGGTTGCACTGATGGATATCTCTGCTTTTGCAATCTTCATGGATGAGGGGCTTGCGGAAAGATCAAATGAAGGAGAAGACGATGTAAACGCTATTTTTGTGCCAGAAGTATTAACATTTGAGTAGACATGAATATCAACTCTTTCGTACTGGAACTCTGTGCCCGAAATTAACAAGTCAGAAGTTATATCAATACTTACCGCAATGGTCCGAATTCTTGTTCCAGAAGCTGAGGCTGATAAATCTCCAGATAAAGTAATACCAGTTTGTGAAACAGCAATACCAAAGAAGTCAATACCGAGTTTTAAGTTCTCGGTAATATGAGTTATATAACCGGGCATTACGCTTCCTCTAACGCTATTGAGACATCATAATAAGCACACTGACTTGCAACATCTCTTTTAATCAATGTCTCTGAGTAACTTGTAACATAAGCGTCATATTGCTGTGGTGCTTCTTCTGGACCAAGCTGAATATAAACAGCAACCTTGCCCCGCTTATTTGCAAGCGTCTGAAGATAGTTGCGACCAACACGAGCATCTACTGTATGGATAGAAAGACTCGGGAGGTAAGAGAAAGAGAGGGACATTGTTTTCTTGTTCTTCTTGATATATCTTTTATTGATACCAGAATCAAGCTCAACATCGGATGCAGCAATAGATTCACTGCCTGAATACTTACGACTATGCTCTGTGATCTCAACCCCGTCTAGGGACAATAGTTTTACAATACTCATTTACATTCCCCTGTTTATACCATTATAAGTTCTAACGACTCTTGATTCAAGACCGGCAGCTTTTTGGTTATTTGGGACAACCTTAATGTTGTAGTCTTTCATCATTGATTCAAACCACTGGTCTTCACCGATAAAGTTGTCAACATAGAAGTTGTAGTTCTGAGTAGTTTCACTCTGGCTATGACTGGTTACGCTCATGTTGAGACCAGAAGCGCTTGGCATTTGTGGCTTAGGAACATTGAATGATGGGACACCATGCTTGAGACCATTCAATTGAGTAAGAAGACCAAGACCAAGATTCTGGACAGCCTTTGAGCTAATTACATATTCTCCACCGTGAAGGATTGCAGGAACACCCTCTGTTGAATATCCGGGAACAACTCCGCCAACAGCTCTCTTAATCATTCCGCCCATAAACTTCTTCTGGACACCAACACCACTGAATAGACCGAGAGCTTTTGCTGTGGATGGTCCAAGGTTTCCATCGTTATTCCCGCCAACAGGATATTTCTTTTGGAAGCTCTTCAGAGCAGCAACTGTTCCTGTACCCATTTTCGTTGAATTAACATCAAATCCTGTATAGCCATAGAAAGCGAGAGCCGCTTTTGCGGATTTAATATAATCATTAGAGTCATTAAGCTTAAATAATCTATCTTTGCCAGCTAATGCTTCAAATGCAGTTTGAGTGAGACCGAGCGGACCGAATCCTGTTGGTGCTGTCGGACCAGTTACCCCTGTTGCAGGTGATGTAGCCGAACCACCTGATGGAGCAGTTCCTCCACCTGTATTCTTAAGCTCTTCCGCTGCGTCAGCAATTGCCTTAGTAATTGCCAAACCTTTAAGTTCATCATTAATTGCAGCCACAACTTCAGCAAATGCAGAGCTTGCATCAGTCTTCATCTTCATGAATTCAGCACGAACGGCTGCTGTTGCGTTAGCAATTGCTGATGCATAGATTCCCGCAGCGCTCTTTGGATTTGATGCACTTGGGTCGGCAAACTCTCTTGCAATACCCGCAAGCAATTCTTGACCATCATTGTATGCAGGAGCCACAACGGTCGTGAAACCTGTTGTGTAAACGGTTCCAAGATTGCTCATCATTCCATTGGTGATACCAAGCATCGTTGCCGGGTCGGTTGTTCCAGTGTCGAGACCATATTTAGCAGCAGCACCTGCAATAAGAGCATCCATGCTTGATGTAAAGAACCCAACAGTTGGAGCAGTGTTGTTTGCGATTAATGTTGGGAGGGCATTGTAATACCCTTGGAAAGCAGCTTGCATTCCAGATGATGTGAGGTCAGCTCTAGCCTTCAGCTCATTAAATTGAGTTGTAAGTTCAGCTGCTGTGAGTGTTCCATTCTTGCCAATGTTTTCAATAAATGTTTGGAAATCTTCAAGGTCTTTATCAAACTGATCAGAAGCAACTTGCTTTTGGTTTTCAATAACCTTCTTGGCTGCTTCAACATTCTTAGCCTTCGCTGCAGCCTGTGCATCTTTTGCATTCTTTTCTGTTTCCTTATTGAACTCTTGTTGATTCTTTGCTTCTTCAAGCCCCAATGTACGAGCGTCATCAATGCGACCCTCATAGATTGCCAAAGCACGATTCTTAAGATAGGAGTCACGCTGAAGCGCTCTTTCGGCAATACGAAGTCTTTCATCCTCTTGCTTTTGCTTCTCGGCGGTGAGTTCAGCATCTGCTGCAGCAAGTGCATCAATGGCTGCAATTTGGTCATCAAAGAATTTGAGGGATTGGTCTTTCTGCTTTTCAAGAGCTTTTGTAATTTGATCTTTGAGTTTTCCAAGCGAATCAGAAAGGTTTGAAATAACTTTGTCGTAGAAGTTGTCTTTAAGAGACTTAATTCCTTCACCAATAGCGTCAGCAATTGCCCTTCCAGCTTCATTGGCTGCAGATGGATCTTTAGCGACATTTTTAACAGCATCCTTGAGTGAGTCACCAATCTTCTCCTTGATGTCATTGCCATCAACAAGACCTGCAAGCCAATCTACAATGCCGTTACCAGCACCTGCAATTGCATCACTAAACCCGCCAATGAAAGCATTTGCAGTATCTGCAGCTATATCAACAGAACCAAGGAGTTTATTTTGAATCCCCTGAACAACATTCATGACAGCATCGCCAACACCATTCAGGCTGCTTACGCCCTTAATAAGTGCCCCACTAATACCCCTTACTAAGCCAACAGCTTTGTTTTGAAGACCACTAATTCCGTTTTCAAGCGGGGTAAAGATGGCATCAATTCCACTTTCAAGTTTTGCTGTTGCTGCTCCGCCAACACCTTCTACAGCATTGCTCGCTTTTTCAAACCCATCAGCAACGCTATAAAGAGCATCTTTGAGTTTTCCACCAATACCCCATAGACCAGCAAGTTTGTCGCCAATTCCACGCATTAGACCAGCAATTAATGAGCCAATCATTCCAATTCCCTTGCCAACACCTGCTGGAAGTTTTGCCCAAATACTGATGATTCCCTTCACAACAGCAACGGTACCTTTGACAATTCCAAAGAATATTTTAATAACAGCAATAACCATTTCTGTAGCAATCTTTATTGCTGTTGTTTCAAGAAGAACAAAAAGTTCAATGATTTTATCAATAATGAATACATAAGCTTTTACAATTGTGAAAACAAGATTGATGACACCTTTTACCATGTAACGAATAAGATTGATGACACCAATTACTAGCCATTCAAAGAGTTGAACGATTAATTCAACCACCTTGGTTACAGCCTTAATTAATAAACTAAGCATAGGGAGGACCATCTTGAGAAGACCCTTTAGCGCATTGACTATAGCTTTGAGCATCCCCTTCATAGCACTGACCATTGCCTCTTTAGCTTTGTCTCCACCGCCACGGAAGAAACTGACAATAGCCATGACAAATTTAACCAAGTTTGAAACAAAACTAAAGATAGCTCTGATGATCATTGAAAAACCAGAAAGCATTGTATAAATAGCTGGAAGAATATATTTCGTAAAGAAAGCTTGGAAAGCCACTGCGAACTTACGAGTAGCCTCGGCGACCTTTGTTACAACAGTTGCAATATTGCCTGTTGCTTCTCCGCTACTTTCTGCTCCACCAAATAATGATGCAAAGAAGTCAAAGAATGCTGTCTTGAGCATATTGACAACAACCATAACTGCAGCAAAAGCTTTCTTAAAGTTTTCTGCAACACCAGTCGTCTTATCACCGTATGCACTGAATGTCTTCTTCAAAAGGAAGATTGCTCCGACAACGAGTAGAATTGGGATAGTTACTCCGAAGAATGCACCCTTTGTCTTAGTCAAGAGTCCAATCACTTTATTCAACGGTCCCTGCAGAGCCATACCAGCAGGACCAAGTTGATAGAGCATCATTGAAGACATTGACCCGGCAGCGGTTCCAAGACCACGAATTCCGCCCATTACGCCTTTTCCGAGTCCGCCCTTCATTCTACCGAACATTCCCTTGCCTCTTTGCTCAGTCATCATTCCGGTTGTCGCATCAGTTGTTTGAGTAACGCTTCTTCTAAAGAGACCGCCCTTCTTTGTAGCAATAGCATTTCCAGCAGCATCTGTTCCTTGAGGAACAAAAGTACTTCCTCCGACAAACATTGTTTTTACTCCACGAACAGGAGCCATTGCTGCTTTTCCAATTGCTCCGCCAGCCATTTTCGCTCCAGCTACTGCAGCTGAGCCTGCAGACTGTGCAAGCTTGATTGCGCCTACTTTGATACTAGAGGCTGCTGCAACAAGACCAGCACCTGCCTTGAACAACAGATCCTTAGAGTTGGTAAGACCAGTTGAAGCCATCGCAAGAGCTTGTTTTGGATTAGTAAATGCAGTTTGAACAAACTTTGCAGCAATCTGACCAGAGGTTAATAGGGCTTGACCTCCCATTGTCATAGCACTTCCCAGTTTCGTTAAACCCTTCTCAAGGGTTATAGCAAGCGTGATAATTGCAGCACCTGTGTATGTTGTATTAAAGAAGGCAATGCTATCAAGTTTTGCAATTCCAGCACGAACACCCTTCATTGCAAACTTGTGAGCTTCAATCAGACCAGTTGTAAATACAATTGGTACTCTAACAGGGAGGAGGGTAAGCTCTCTAGTTACCTGACCAGCAATCTTCAATCCTTCAATTGATTTTTTCTTTGCAAAATTCATTGCAGATTTAATCGGTGGACCGTATGTTTTAGCAATTGCCTTTAGAGTATCAATACTTGGATTAATGGCTTGTCTAAATTGCGATGGCAATTGACTTTGAGTCAGTCTTGCAATATTGCGATTTGGTCTGTCTGTAGCTCTTGTCTCTTTAGCGATGACTCTTGCATCTTTTTCCGCAATCCGAGACTGACGACTTGTTACTTGAAGATTTCTATCAGCGATACGACCAAAAGTTGTACGGCGAGCTTCGCCCATGTAATCTCTTGCCTTATAGACATTTTGATCACCAAACCTCTTTGGCGACACTCTCTTGGCAACAGACTCTAATGCACCACCAATTGAACCTAATGCACTACCAATCACCTTCACTTGCTTAATTGGGTTAAACATAACATTCGCTGTCTTTGCAATAGTTTGACCAGTAAACTCTTCTCTCGTTAGAGGGATTCTATTACGACCAGCGCTTGGTCTTGGAGGAATAGGTGTTGCATCAATCAGTTTCTGAACTCTGTCTGACCTATTTGCTACATCCATCGCTCTACTACGCTCACGAATTGCTTGACTTAATGCAACATTGCTTCTAATTCTTTCCGCCATAGCTGCTGTCTCAGCTTCCATTGTTGCTTTTATTGCAAGTCTTTCTGCAATCATTTCACGGAGATTAACTCTGGCTCTTGGCATTTCAATTGGTGTTGTACCAACTGTTCCAACCGCAGCAGCAGCAGCTTTTGCCTGCGCAGCTGCCCTTCTTGGGCTTTCTTTAGCAGCATTGAGCATAAGCATTGGTTTAGAAGGAGGTGCAGGGTACACAGGGGCAGTTGCGACAGGTGGTTTTGGAGCAACTGGTGGAGCAGGGGCAACCGGGGCTACCTTGACTGTATCTGCAACAGCCTTTACTTTTTCTGCTTCTTTTACTAATTTTTCTTGGATGATACGATCAAGATACTTCAGAGCATCTGTAATATTTCCACCGGTTATGAAAGCAAAATCTTTTGCAATCTGGGCACCATGAACGGATCTTACCAATTCCTGAATACCAGAAAGCATGGATTGGACTTTCTTAGCAGTTCCTGATGACGCTAATCTAATATTTTCAGCAATAGAATCTGCCACTGCTTTAGTGTTAATAGCTTGAGAGTTAATTTCATTAATATATGGCATTGAGTAAGGAGTGCGGACAGCAACAGCTGGAGTTGCGTCTGTTGCTTTTGGACCAGCAACTCCAGTTGTAGGTGATGCAAGAGGTGAAAGTTTTACTCCAGAAGCAATAGCTGCAAGACGAGGGTTCGCAGCAGCATTTGCTGAAATTGTTACCGCCTTAGCTGCATCTGCGATTGTTTTTTCAACAGCAACAGTCAGATTCTTTTCTGCTTCTACAACTTTTGCAGTTTCGTCAGCAGTTGCACCGACAGCTTTCCCACGGAGACCGCTTGCTTTTGGCTCTTCTTTTGAACCCCTTGCTGATTCGTAAACTTTACTTGCTGCAACAGAAAAAGGTCTTGCTGTCCCTGTTGCAATTTCTCTCAGTAAAGCATCAGCCTGTCTTAATTGAGCTTCTGTGAGTCCATTATTCTTTAAATAAACTTCAAATGCGCTAAGTATTTTTTGAATAATAACAGATGTCTCTTGACCCTCAAGACCAGCCTTTTGAGCCAATCTGTTAACTTGTGTAGCAAAGGTTGCTGAATCTTCCGATACGGAATTTGCAATAGACATGAAATTTTGAATCTGTGTTGCTCCAAGATTACCGATGACATTACCGGGTTGTGCCGTTACTGGTGCTTTAGGTTTACCAACACTTGCACCGGCAGCGGTTGCTGCTGTTGTTGTAACAGCATCTTTTGCAGCATTGATTGGAGCAATGGCTTCGGTTACAATTGCTTTTTCAACAGCAATGCCCATTTCTTTAAGTTTCTTTATTAGATTAGCAACGACAACTTCTTTCTTGCCCTTACCTCTTCCTTCAATCGCAAAGGCTCTACCAATATACTCAAGAGTCTTGGTTTCAAATTTCATAAAGTCTATTGCAGCTTTATTTTGAGCAATAATTTGAGACTTAATTTGTTCAGCAAGAATTTTTTGGTCAGCTGATTCAAGACCAAAACCATACGCTGCTTTATTTGCTGGTGCAGATGCTGGTTTTGCAGATGCTGGCTTTACAGCAGCTCCGGGCTTAAGGTTCTGGAATCTTGCAATAGTATCTTGGAAGGCTTTTTCAACACCTTTATTTGCAACATCTCTGGCAAACATAACAAGTCTCTGGAATAGAGCTTGTACCTCTCCGCTATCTTGAAACTTAACAGCCTGAAGTTGCTTCAGCGTTTCTGCTGGTTTAGCAAGTGCTTGTTCAATAGTAAGACCAATCTTGAGAAGCTCCTGTTTAAGAAGAGCCAAGTCGTCAGTTGCTTGAAGACCAGCATTGGATGCAACTTCAGCAAGACCCTTACCTTGAATCTTGAGTGTCTGGTAGAACTGATCAAGAACAGCAGTCGGAATTTGCAATGTTGCTGAGAGTTGACTGTTAATATTTCCAAGAGTTGTTGCTCCAGTTGGTACACCAGCACTCAATGATTTAGGTCTTACTGCAGCAGAGATATCTGGAGCGACTGGCTTAGGAGGAAGCCCGCCCTTTGCTGGGTCATAAGCATTGATGCGAGCTATATCATCTTTTGCTGCTTTTGCTGCAGCCTTGGCTTGTTCCGCTTTCTTCTTGGCATCTTCTAGTCTTGTAGTGAGTTCATCAATTGCATTTTTCTTACCGCCCGGAATGCGTTTCTTTGACTCAGTAACTTCTTGAATCTGAGTTTCTAAATTTTTGACAGCTCTTTTTGCACTTCTTGCACTATCATTTGCTGCTTTAATCTGTTCGTTAAGAGATTGAAGATTCTCAGCTTGCCCCGCAAGGAACTGCTCTTTAGACATGAATCCCCTCTTTATAGGAGAGGATTGTACTGGTTCGACTTTTTCGGGCTTTACGCCTAGTTTCTTAAGAGCAGCTTCTTGTTGTTTCGCAAGACGATCTGCCTCTTGTTTTGCTGCAAATTCAGCATCCCTTGCTGCTTGCGCAACTCTTCTTTTTTCTCTTTCAATATAGTCCGGTTGTTGAGTGACTGCTTGTCTTAGAAGTTCAATTCCAGCTTTTCTCTTTGGTCTAAGAGCAACCCTTCTTGCTTGACGATCCTTTTCTTCTGGATCGTTTCTGCTATAACTGGGTCTTGTAACCTCTCTTCTCTCCCTGAGTTCCTCAGTCGGATCACCTTTAGAATCTCTTCCTCCATAAACAAGACCCGTGTATCTTTCGCCTGTGCGCTTAGCTCTCGCTCTAGCAGTAGTACTGCCGAACGGCATCCCCTTACCTTTCGCACCGGCAAAAGGTACACCACCGCTGGAGGCGATTTGTTGTTGTGCATTATTAAATGCTAAATTTGCAGACTGCCTGACGCTCTGAAGCTCAGTGTTTATCAAATCAGTTGTTCTTTTTAGCTCCGAAATAGCCCTCTGAACATCAGACATCTTTCTTTTTTCAGAAAGAATTTTAATCTGAAGAACACGAGCCAATGATAGGTTTCCAACCTTTGCTGCCCGAGATTCTTGAGCAACAAGATCATCAATCTTTCCTTTAATAACTCTTGCTTGATCGGCAAGAATCTTTATTTTATCTTTAAGGATTTGTCTTTCTTTTTCAAATTCTGTCACTTGAGCAACAGATTCTTTTGCAACTGCAATATCTTCAGGTTTAATTGCGGTAACAGGTTTGTACTTTATATTTCCTACTGATGAACTAACAGCCTCATTGAAATTTTTAGCATAAAATGGACTTGTTTTAGCTGATGTTCCAGTAAATGCAGCCCCAACTTTTGCATCAGGAGCAAGAGCTTTCCCAGCAACACCAGTTTTAATAGCACCAGCAATTTTGCCCAAGGTGCTGAGATTCACCTTGATAGCTTCTCCTTCTTTGTTAACAAGAGAATCAAGTTGACGCAACTTCACTGGAACATCTTGTCCGAGAATTGTAAATAATTTAATTAGTGAATCTTTTGTTAGAATAGCACTCTTTGCTGTTCCCTCAAGATTGAGGAGTTTTTTAATTGACGCACCAGCAGCCTCAAGATCAACAGTTGCTTTATTTGGACCAGAAACTGCTCTGCCAAATCCGTCAACCGCTGCGTAATCTCGTTGCGCCGTACTCACTGCTGGAGTGACTGCTGGCTTCTTGGTAGTACCCTTTGGTCTTCCACGAGTCTTCTTTGTGTCAGCAACAATCGCTTCTGCAACGGTTTTTTCGCCTTCTGCAACGGCAATATCAATAGCAGCAGGGATTGGTCCAGCAGCTTTTGGTCTTCCACGACCTCTCTTTGCTTTCTGCTTGACATCTGTTGCAACCGTTTCTTCCGCAGTGGCTGTTGCTGCTTCAATTGCAGCAGGAATTGGGCTTGCTGCTGGGGCAACTGGCTTCTTACCGATAGACACCATGACTGCTTCCGCAACAGCATGCATTCCCTTATCAATTGCTGGTTTGAGAATATCTCCACCTGCAGGTATCTCAGGCATCGTGGGCTTCATGGCATTCATCATTGCCATTGGGTTCATGAAGTTTGCAGGAAGTCCAGATCTTACATTAAGTTGTGGCTTAAGAGCGCCAACAACGCTTTCCGTAGAAAATAGTTTTTTCTTTAAGGCATTTTTATATTGCTTTTCTGCAAGCTTTCTTTTTTCTTTTTCAGCTTTAGCAAGAATTTTAGCTGTTTCTTTTGCCTCAGCCTCAAGTTGTTTTGCTTCTTTTTCAAGTCTAGCTTTTGAAGCAGCAAGCTCTTCGTCTGATAGATTTGACAAGTCCACAGCTGTAGCAGCAGCACCTGTTGGAGAAGGTGTTCCTGTTGCAGTTGTAGGCTTTTGTCCAAGTGTTACCGGAGTTACGACAGCGCCTGACAATCCTGCGGGCGGTGCATTGGTTGGAGCACCGCTTGCAGCAGGAGATGGTCTTCCGGTTGCTGCTGCTTTTGCATTACAAACACAAGCTTGAATTGCTTGAAGAGTGGAAAGAATTTGGCTAAGGATATCTCTAAGTGTTGTAATACCCCCAATTGCTGATGTGATAGGGGCTGGAGTCGGAACTGCTGGTCCGTATGGTGCAGCATCACGGACACCACCAGTCGCAGGATCAATACCCGCTCCTGTCGCATTATTTGATGCTCCTCTGATTCTAAGAAACTTTTGGGCTGCTTTTCTGAAAATGCTGGCTGTCTTTTTAGATTGCTCTTGAAGAAGTTCATTCACCATCTTGTTTGTTTGATAAATAGGATCTAATGACCTTACATAATCTTTTGTTGCTTGATCAAGACCGTAGAAATTCTTTTGCGATTGCAAAGCCGTACCATCTAGAACGGCTTTACGACCAGCCAGTTGCTTGATATACTTACCACCCTTTGATTTCTCCTTAGCAGTAAGCTCTTCTCCCCGATCTTGCTTTGCAATAATTGGAGCAAGTTTTTCAAGTCTCTTTGCATCTTTTCTAGAGGTAAAGATTTTTCCATCTTGTCCAAATTTCCTAAAGTTACCGCCAATTCTTAATGCAATGTCGCTTGTCTTCATGAGAGACTGATTTAGTTCAACAACATTTCCTTTAAACCGTTTGATACCGCCAGCACGAACATTGTTGAATATCGCACCAAGCTGTCCTACTGCACCAATAGTTCTCATTAGTGGTCCAATAAGAGCCAATAGAATTAGCATTACTCCCAGTATTTTCTTAATTGGGTCCGAAAGTTCTCTAAAGAATTTAGCTATTCTTTCAATGATCGGGTTAATCTGTTCAAGAATTCCTCCAAACACAGAGGTTAATTCACGAGCAATCGACTTAGCAGCCTCTCTTGCTTTACCATATTGAACTTCGACAGAGTTCCGTACACGCTCTAATTCGTCATTCTTATTTTCTTCGGTTAAAGACTTACCATACAACTGAGCGGTAAGAAGTTTTCCTGATTCTGTTTGAATATTATTAAACTCTTTACCGAGTTTATTCTGTCTTTCTTGCTTCTTTGTATTATCAAGCATAACTTTTCCACTGTATTCATATTGAGTTATTCCATTTTTTTGGAGAGCTTGATTTGCATTTCTAAGGTTAAAAAGAGCTACCTCTTGTCCAGCCTGAATTGCTAAAGCTTTGGCTTTGTAATTTCCATCTTCATCCATCTCTTGAGCTGCAGATGTAAGATTGGCTATTTCTTGAAGATTCCCAATTTTTATTTCATCTTCTTTTTTGGTAAATCCACGAATTTTTAATTGAGTATTTATAGCATCCTCAGCCTGTTTTGCCATCTTTTGCTCTTGAGTTCCAACTGCTTTTAATCTCTTATCATATTTATTCATTTGAGCAATGGCAACTTCCATTCTTGGACCCTGACGAACACCAAACAATTTAGAGAAGAATACTAATTGATCAGCTTTGCTAAGTTTTGCCTTAAGCAAATCATAGTTAGTAATAAGATCCATAAGTCCACCTGCACCCAAACCAAGAGATGGAGCAAATTCCTTGCCAATAGTATCGCTTAAATCTTTAAGCATGTCTTTGTTCTGTTTGGTTGTTGCAACCATTCTCTGCAAAGAAACTTTAATGGAGTTCGCTGAGGCTCCAACCTGAAATGATGCACCAATCATTGGTACAAGCAATGCAGCTGTTGTTTGCATATTTAAACCAAAAGAGGTTGCAGCAGCGGTTACTTCAGGAAAGGCTTCTGCAATGTTATTAAGAGATAGCGTTGTTTTGTTTTCAGCAAAGTTGAAGAAAGCAATTGCTCCATTAATCTCTTCTGTCATCTGCTTAAGCGACTTTTCACTCGTTACATCCAACCCCTTGTCTGTTCTAATTCTAGAAATAGTTTGGAACATAGCCTGAATTGTTGATTGAGCTTGTGTAATGTCAATATTACCCAATTTTTCAAATTCAACAGTTAATTCAGTCAATCTCGCCAATGACTCTGGTGCAGAAATACCAAGCTCAGCAAAATCTCCAGCAAGACCCTGCACAAGTTCTCTTGATACACCCCATTTACTTGTGATTTTGTCAAGACCATCTCCAAGGGTTTTTACTGCATACTGAAGGTCGGTATATCCTTTTGCAGCCCCAGCTGTGTTCTTGACAGAATCATCGAAAGAGTCAGCCATTAGTTTGGTTGAACGAATGACTTGTTTATCTAACGCTCTGAATGATGAAAACCCCATCCGGAAGAAAGCAACAAGTGGCAGGGTGAGACCCATAGACATGCGTGTTCCAGCGTTGGTCATTCTTTGCGAGAATGCATTGAGTTGAGAACCCATTTGCTGGAAGTTCATTGCTCGCATTGAGTTTCCAATTTGTTTTTGCATGGAGTCCATAACTCTCAATTGAGTTATGTATGCACGGATAGGAACAGTATTTAACCCGGCGGATTGCAGACGACCAAGTTGTGAGTTAAGAGCATCAGCCTGTATACGGCTATTTCGAAAAGAAGCTGACAATGCGTGTTGACTTAACGCATTACCTTTTAGAGATGTATTCAGCGAACTAGAGTTTCTTGAAAGTCTAGATATCGCTGCACCAACAGCATTGGTTGCACCAACAGCACTTTGACTTGTTGCTTTTAAACCATTAAGAGAACGAACAGTGTTGCTTAATTGACCGTTTATGCGTTGAAGAGCAGCCGAAAGCCGGTCATTCATTTCGGCTCTAACTAGGATTTCGGCTTGTGCGTCACTCATGATTGTCTTAGTTAATAATAAGGCATTGAGCCAATAAAAGCAATTTATTATTGTTGTTCATAACCCAATCCAAATGGTATTGAACCAATATTTGAAGAGCCAATTACTTCTGGTGGTTCTGGATCGAACCAATCTTCATTCATATCAACATCTGCTCCTTGTGAAGCAGCCAGCATCTTCATTTGATTTGAATTTTCATTCATACATGCACGATAAAGAAGAAACATCTCATCAAGCGTGAGACTCTCTTCTAGCTCTACAATGTTCTTCCAAGCACCGCTTCGTATAAAAATTTCTGATTCATATTTGAGGAGAGGGATGTCTTCCCAACTTGTGGGATCACCTGTTCCACTCTCCCCTGTTAGGAAGGGTCTGAACCCATTGCTGCGCCCATCAGTTCGCCAAAGCAGCGAAGGTCAAGCGCATCTTCAAGTGCTTCTTGATTAGCAGCAAGTGCAGGATCCACAGCGATAAGCGCAATCCCAGCAGCTTCCACCATGATATCAATATCAGCGTCTTCAAGTGTGTCATCAGTCTTGAGGTCTTTAATTACCTTCATGAACTTACGAAGGTTTCTGATTGTGAGTGGCTTAATTGTTCTTGTCTTACCATCAGCAAAAAGGATATCCGTTCCTCCGATAATGTCAGCATTCTTTTCAGTCATATTATATTTTCTCCTTGAGTTTTGGGATTCGAAAATCCCTCAAGTTCCAAGTATAGCACAAGGGCTTGAGGGATTCTCAGACAATCATTTAGATTTTAATTAGTTTTTAATTGTTACTTATTCAGCTTTGATCGATGATCTTTCCGTACTCGTAACCAGTGTCTTCAACTTTTGGTAGAATTCTGAAGCCGACTGCAAAGACGGATGCCTCTGCACGCTTCATCGTCAATGTGGTTGATTCCATTGAAATTGCACGCTTCGTATAGAACTTGCGAGTCTTGGTTGCGCCAGCGGTTGTGCCGGGAGCATAGCCTTGGATAACAAGTGCCTTTTCGTATGGGAACACGGTTTGCGCTCCGAACAAGAAAGTCTTGGTATTTGCACCATCGTTGTTAGCCACAACATCGGTTGTTCCAACCGAGTCGTAGTTCCAAGCGAGAGCGAGGTTGTTTAAGGTTGCCTCTGCCATAGTCGTCTTGACCATAACTTTTACCTTTGATTGTACGATTCTTGCTGCGTCACCGAACTGATCAATTTCAATGTCGACCATATCTGGTTCCCATGAGATTTCTACACCGTTCTGAGTCGCACCGAGGTCATCGAAACCATCCATTGCGTTGATGGTTGTTGCGTTAGCCGAGTCGCCAACTTTAATAGTTGCCTCTCCGACTACAATGTTTGAAACATTAACTGCCATTTTAATTTTCTCCTAAATTATTCAAGGACAAATATTCTTTTGCCCTTTTTATCACGCCACTTAGCGATCTTCTTGACATGATCAGGGCGGATTTCTCCACCTCTTGTGCCGATTCCGAGTCCTTTATTCCACTCAAAATCGTAGGTATTTCGACCTACCCTGACTATGTAGCCGGGAGTCTTCCCGACATATGTAATAGTAGTATACTGCATATATTATTAGTGTACCACTTTATCTAGACTGACATTGTTTATTCTGATACATAACACAATTTAAAATCTAAATTCATTCTATACCAACCATTAATTTCTAATGGAGCTATTAAATTAGACCCTGTTTGGTAGCAGGAAAAGATGCGAGTATCTGTGCCGTTGACTCCACCCGATGTCTGTATTTGGTCGCCATGACCCAGAATTTCAACAAACCTTTCCGATAGGCGGAATAGGCGATCTGCATTTGTATCAAAAATAGAATATTTGACTGCATCGTATCTCATCCAATAAGCCTCAACATCCGGAATCATTGGGTTGTAGAAATACACCACGAATGGGGCTGGCTCAGAATCCGTTGCCACGACTGGGAAGAAGTTGAGAGTCTTTCCTGCAATTGATGTTATTGTAGCGTCAGCCTTTAGAAAAGCATTAAGGTCGTAAACGGCAATGGTTGATATCGTCATTATCAAATTCCTCCCATCATATCTTGCCTAAGACAATCAACTAATTTTTGATGAATATACGATTCCGCAAATGATGCGATATCCGAAGCGCTGGCACCAGTCTGCGCTTGAGTTACAAATTCATTCAAATTGGTTATATTGATTGAAAAAGTTTCCCCAGAAAAGGAAATATTGAAATCTGCATATCTTATGGCATCACCAAATCTAGACTCAAGTTCTGACTTTAAAGGTTCATATGATTCTGTAAATGTTCTTGAAACAGCTTCTTTTATATTATTAGGGATATTGCCAATCACATCCAATATTTGACCCAAGTTATGCGTTGCGGTCATCATGATGGTTCAACCACATTTCTGATAACGGCTAGAATATGAGACTTACGACCATTGAACCCAAATTTTGGCTGGATTGATATAATCTCAAAAGGACCAGCCTCTAGAACATCACCATATTTGTCTTTTATGTTTTGGACTCTGTTTGTATAATCAATATAGTCAGAATACTCACCCGGAATAAAGAGCTGATGAATAGAAATATAATCTTGGTAGGGGGCGATTCTTTTACCACCATTACTGGTGTCCGAACTGCTGGATTGAATATAGATCGGTGCCGTTTTAATCAGGTTATATTGGAATGTCTTCTGTCCAGCAGGACTGACAGTTGTTACCTTCTGATAAATGTCAGCGGTTTGGTTAAACCGTAAATAAGTTCCGAATGCCATTAGACCACATAATCCATCACAAACAGTGTGTAATCCATCAAGTAGACATCAGCTTCAATATTCCCGGTTGATTCATAGAACGACTGTTTCATCTGCATCTTAACAACATCCATATCAACGCTATGAATTCCATGCCTTCTGTATTCAGAATCGTCATTCATCAAGTCAGCAATCAGGAGATCAGCTGCAAACTTCACATTGTTAGGTACATAGCCCCAACCGAAGTCTCCTTCAATCTTGTACTCTCTTTTTGCTTTCCATGAGTTGGGAACAATCAGGGTATCGTTCTTATCAATCGTATCTGATTTGAAACGAATGTAATAAGAAGCTTCAAAGTTTAAAGGCTGCTTAACTCTCTCAACATTATTAACTGTTGGCAAGGTTGCATCAAACAGAACCTCTTCGTATGTACGACCCGGATCTTGGGTAACTTTGGTTAAATTATAAACAGGGTATGGGAGATGAAGGTTTGCGTGATTGTTTCCATCAATTGTAATGGACTTGTCTGGGTAGTAATCAAATGACTGACCGCAGTAGGTGTCAATGATTGCCCTGACCCGCTTTTCGTATCGGTCAAAGAGTGACCCTTTAGACTCTTGCAATTCCGGATAGGAAATGAAGAAATCAGCAGCAGTAGTGTAGGGGGTATAGACATTAATGTACTGAGCCTGTGTATATGAAACCCCAGAAACCGTATAGGTGAATTCTGTACGGTGCCTGCCTGCTGCATTTAAAATATAGATACCAGACGCTTGCTGTCCCAATGTTATTGTATAAACGCCTGCAGAGGCTCTAGAGGCACTCACAGGACCGTGTACAAGGTCTCCCAGCTCATGATAAACAGAGACACTGACCAGATTTGAAGTGGGGTCAGCGGGGAGAGTGAGGGTTAGGGTCTTGGATGTGTTTACTTTTACATCTTCCATTATGCTTTAAGTATACAGCATATGGTTTTAATCAGTAAATCCTAAAACCACCAAAAATGCTTTAGAATAGACAAGCTGGCTAGGATTACCCATAGCACATTGAAAAGGATAATTGTTGGCAAGGTCTTGCGGGTTGATGTCCAGATAAGACTTATGCTTGAGATGATGGCAAAGATATATAACCACCACCATTGTTTATCAAGAAGAAGACCCGGAAAGATGATTGCAATCTTTGTTGCAAAACCCCAAGCTTCCACTGAGTTAACCCTTGTCCAATAAGAACGACTACTCATCGTCTTGATTGCGTCAATTATCTTCTTAAAGAATACCATTTTTTTCTTTCAATATCTTGATCATACTTCATTCTAATTCTTCTATAGAGCTGGCTATTATCCTGTTGCGAAAGACTACCCTTACCAATCTCTTTCCCCATTCCATTTCCAATGTGAAATCTAGACATGCTTTCATTCCCAAAAACAAGTTTTTTAATATTCTCATTTCTTTTGATGGGAACCATATGCTGCATGGGTGTACCGGCAGGAATTGTGAACTCTTTGTCAGTTAGAACGGATATTACAATATGTAATTGATTGTAATAATCTGTATGAACAATACCGGGCATAACCGTGTAATTCGGGTTTGGCTCATGGAGAATAGGCAAAGCCATCAAGGAAATACCTTTTGGTGTAAAATACCTCCAAGGAGTCACGAGTTTTGGATAATTAAAATTTTTTAATTTTCGATTTTCGCCAAAAGGACAACCTTTTGCCATTTCAGTGCTAAAGCCATCTACATGAAAAGCGTAGTCATCACCATAGTTTCCTAGTTTATATTCAAATCTTACACCAGAAGCGTCTGGTCTAACCGTTACATCTGTCCACATAGGTATAATAAAACCATACTGGAGATAGTCATAAGTTCCGTTGCACCTTCTTAGAGACATATCTTTAACAGGGAGATCCTTCCACCAAGATGGCAGATTCCCTTGAGCAGCATAGGGGGCGATATCCAGCAAGCGATTGTCATTGGGGACAATTACAACCTCATTCTTTTTTGGTCTGGGGGTATCCCCCCTGAACATTGCAATTTTATAATTGTATTTCTTTGAGCGATTGCGCATGGTCCACCTTTGCATGGTCTGATTGTTTCATTTTAGCAGAATACATTGCTGTCTTTACAGAATCTCGAATATTAAAACGATAAATAGACAATGAAGAAGCTTCTTGCGAAAGAACCTTTTGCCCTTGAGCTACATGATAAAAATGAGGGACATGGAACATCTCATAATTACTTGTTGGTATGTCATTATAGAATGGAGGTCTTTCACTCCATAAATCTAATAAGTTCTGTAAATACTCCGGCACTGGGGTGTTCGCTTGGTTTACCCACATTTCACTATCTCTTCTATCAGATATGTAATGAAGATAGATCATTGATAAAATATTCTGCATCATGATGTTCATCTTCTTGTTGTATTCATTCTGAACAGCTGTATGACCAATCTTGTATGAAGACAGATTCTCCACCAAACACCTCATTTGCTGAATTGTCCCGCCAATAGAAGACGCTTCGATTGGTTCAACAAAAGCAGAAGACAGACCAATTGCAACGCAATTCTTTACCCACATTTTCTCAAGATGACCGGGATCAAATTTAATAGTCTTTACTGGCTGAACTTGGAATCCCAGCAGAGCTGACACTTCAGAAATAGCTTGATCGTCAGAGCAGAAGTTTGAGGAATAGACATACCCATTACCCCGTCTTTCCTGAGTTGGAATCTCCCAAACCCATCCATTCTGAATAGCCCTAGCCCGAGTGTAGGGTCTGATTTCCCCAGAAGGGTCAGATTGAGTCGGGAAAGGAATCGCCGAGTTCATCTGCAGGTGATTGGAGAAAGACTTCCATTTAGCATCACTCACCTCTGATATAAGAATGCGACTCATTCCTGATGCATCAATCCAAAACCCCGCCTCAAGCACATCCCCGTTTTCCAATAGAACTGATTCAATATGCCCATTCTCATTATCCAAATTTGTTTGAACAATCTTGCTATCAATAAAACGAATATTTCTTTCTTTACATAATCTTGTCAAATACTTATTAAGAAGCACAGTATCAAAATGGAACTGATTCACTGACTCATGTGGTCCATTAGCGCGAACTTTGTTTTCTATCATCGCTCTTGATGAGATATTCTCAGTTAATGTTTTATTGTTCTCAATAAGACCATTATATAAACCGTAAAAGTTGTAATAACCGATAGTGCTTGCATCGCTAACGCTATGGAAGTAATCGGGGGTATGGCTTGTCCAATTCTCAAACCGAATCCCATTCTTATGCGTTGCTTTTGTTTCATTCAAAAGCTCTCCAAGAGAGATGTTGCATGCATCCATAAACATACGCCAATGCTCTGTTGATCCCTCACCAACACCGATAATCCCTACTTGAGATGATGATATCACTGTGATATTCATCAAGGGAAAAGCTGACCGTAACATGATTGCCCCGACCAAGCCAGCTGTTCCACTTCCAATAATAGCTGTTTCAATATCAATCATGAATTGATGTTCTTGACTCTTTTATATTGTGCTATATATTTCTTAATATAGCCCGGTGTATTATCGGATTGGTAAATTGTTTCCAAGTCTGCAGAAGACGAAACTTTTATGTCATGCTCGAAGAAGTATTCAAACAATAATCCTTCAAAGTGTTTTAAATAATTATCAATTAGTGCATCATCGAATATATCTAAATCAAGGGATTCTTGTAGCTCATACAAGCTTGGATAAGAGTAGTGTCTTTTAATGTAGTTAGAAAAACTTTCTGGCATTTCATACTTACCTCTATTCTCAATCTCATTAGACCTCTCAAGGTCTCCCCTTATATATCTAGCTAAAGCCATATCGCCAGTTGATGATATAATTTCTGACATTATCTCATCATCCAAGTTTAAAGATTGTAAGAAAAGTACTGCACTGCTTGCGATTTCTTCTTGATTATTAAAAGGCTCTTCAGAAACAATAGACCACTCATGAAGCACTTTCATCATACCTGTCAAGGTTTTGGCTGCACAATATTCACCACGGGTATTCGCATTCAAGTTCCCTGTATTACTGGTCCCTATCCTGACAACATGACCGACACCAGTAACACTCAGGACATAGCAAATGCTTACAATATCGTAACCAGTTTGAGGCTCGTAAAAAGATACCCCTCCTAGCTTCCTATAATCACATCGAACAAAATCATCCCTAATGCCTAAACCTTCTGTATTATAAGACTCATCAATAATAGAATTATTCTCTTGGACCTTAGACCCTAGGAAAAGGTAAAAGTTGTATCCGCTTTGAGTCGTTTCATTTAAAACAAAGTTCAAGGCTTTTGTATCAGAAGTCATCTGGACAAGATCAACTTTTTGACCCGTTATCTTTAAGTCATGAAATCCAGCATAAGTTTCTTTCCTAAAACAAATAATAGTGCCAGAATCTATTTCGAAGAAATCGCACCCTAGGAAGTCCACATAGCCCGATTCAACCCGGACCTCTGCTTTGAATGGCTGTTTTTGGTCAGTAAATGCAAACCAAGAATAAGCATTGATATCGATATTACTTAAACTACTCATCGGAACCATGTTACCAGACTATATTTTACACCGCTTTTGACGGGATGAGCAATATGAGTATATGGAAAATTAGACGGGAAAAGGATCAAAGAATTTTTTTCTAGCTTCACTGTCAAGTCAAAATTGTTAAACTCCAACTCTCCGCCTTCAAAATTATCACCAAGACATGCAACCAAACTTAGAACTCTTGAGTTATCAGGGCTATGGTCGTGATGGATATGATATTCCCCTCCATCCATATATTTCAGAAGAGAGAACCCTGAATCCGCTTTTAGATTCAAATCAAAACATGTTCTATAATCCCATATACATTCGTCAATCTTAGTAAAAATGTCATTCATAAAAATATCTTGAAGTGGTTTTAACTTTTCATTGATTGTTTCAGAAAAAAAAGGATTCATTGGCATTTCAAGAGATGTACGGTATTCGCTAGTTTGCTTTTGGTCACCATCCCCAGTTGCTGAGTACGACCAGTCAATTAATGCCCAGTCTTCTTCTGTCTCTTTCTCAACTAATTCACAAAAATTTTTACTATCAAAAGCATCTTTGTAAATCCAAATACAAGGCGCTTTTTCCTCTTTTTTAATTGACAACAAAAGAAAACTCCTCTTCTATTTTTTGATCAACGACTATTCTACAGGAATAATCACCAACATCTTTACAGAGATGTATGAATTTTGCAACATGAGATTCTTCGTATACAGGCTTTATTAGGTCATTATTAATAAACAAATCAACTTTATTCTTTATAACACAAAATTCATTTTTATATTTAATATTTTGGTGAAAACCTTCTTTAACGGATTTTAAAAAGAAATAACCTTTGTTTTGAGGCACAGAAACAACCAATACTTTTCCTCTATCAAAGTCTAAATCCGCTGTGTGGTCATTATCCCCAACTATAATCTGCAGATAGGTTTTTCTAGCGAGAGATGAAGCTTCTTCTAAAAATTCACTAGATGGACAATATATGACCCTATCCATATTACTGAATCGAGTCAATAATGTTTTGAATATTTACAATTTTCTCGCTAAGAATATTCACTTGAGCATATGATGCAGCCTGAACTGGGTCTGTTATTTCTGAAGGGCTGGGGACAACGAAGGTTTCGGGGTTCTCCCCTAGCAATACGATTTCCCTGTAGTAATGCATCTCCAGTGTGTCCAACGCATGTTGAGCCATTTCTTTTTTCTTTTCATTTGAAAGTCTAAATTCCATAAGTCCTCTTATTGATTCAATATAGTAAGAACAGTGCCTGATTGACCTGTTCCACCACCAGATACAGTACCACCAACCACTGATGTTGCTACTGTGTTAGCGATTGAATCTGTAACGATAATTATACCACCACCACCACCAGTTACGCCAGAAGCACCTGCTGTTGAAGAACCTGCCACACCAGCTGCTCCTCCGGGATATACGGTACTACCTTGCGATGAAACCGTTCCAGCATTTCTAGCTCTGAAGTGGGAGTGGTTATTGTCATGATGGTGTCTGGGATAATTACGATGACCATGCGCTGCGGGGTAATGACCTTTACCGAATATCTGAAGCTCTGCGGGGTCATGGAAACTAAAATGGGGAACATCATGAATTGGGTTATAGCTTCCACTATAATGAGAATATTCAAATGTGTAAGCGACTCCGGGCTGGTTTCTATGGGAATGGTTGTGAGGAATGCCGTTAATTGCAGTATAGGTTCCTGTTAAGCCATTAACATGAGGCGTATCATTAAAGTCACTAAAGTGGTGAGCAAAAGGTCCACCGGCTGCGTTTCCGCCATGATCTGCATCCCAGTTTCCATACACCTGATTATGAGTATGATGAACATTTCCTACATGTACATAACGATATGTATAACCATGCAATCTGTTCTGCGTAGCAGGAACATGCCCTCCATGTGGAAGGGCTGGAGCTGCAACTGAAGCATGAGGACCAGTTGTTCCATCACCAGTTATATAGTGAGCTGAGTTGTCAGCGAGGTGAGTTAGTGTTTGGTTAGGAGCAGCACTACCCGCACTTCCTGTTGAGCTATTTGCTCCAACATTTGCATTTTGCCCTTGAGCCAAAATTGTTCCTGATCCAGTGATTTGCTTGGCAACAATGAGGACAATACCCCCGCCGATTCCGCCAGTTCCTCCAGCAGACGCAGGTGGTGTTGTTCCGGCTGTACCGGCTCCACCTGCAACAAGAGGGTTCCTTGTAAGAGAAGCAGCACCGCCTGCTGTTGCAGGGGTTACGGTTCCATTAGCCCCAGTTACACCACCGGCTCCGCCTCTTATTGCAGACACTGTTCCTGCGGTATCTACTACAATTCCAGATATTAATAATTCAAGATTTTTCTTATCCGAATCGGTTATTTGAGAAGCTGTGAAAGTATTACCACCCGAGTTTCCTCCGAGAGATTTTGCGATATTACCAGAACTAAGGAGCATACGCTCTGCAAGGGTCGAATTAAAATAAAGTTGTTGTGGGATGACTCCAATATTTCCATCAAGAGTCAAAGATCCCTTAACAAATACACGATAACCATTAGTGTTTAGATGAACACCATTATTAACCGTTAAATTGTTATAATACATATCTCTAGACAGTGATGTGTTGGAAGCAATTACTGTGTTGCCGTCTGACCCCGTTCCGTAAACAGAGTCATTACCGATTCTCTGTACTTTTGCGGGTGAACCGAATTTCTCTAAGCCAGCCATATTAAACCAATTGGGAGTAGATTACCGAACCTGAAACACAGCTTGTTCCGCCAGTCACATCTGTTGTGATTCCTGATGGCATTGTTGCGTATGTTGATACCAGAATGATTACTCCACCTCCCCCTCCGCCTGCTCCAGTTGCTCCAGCAGCGTCTAAGAATGAACTTGTGGCTGAAATATACCTTGCTCCAATTATAAGAACTCCACCGCCTACACCGTTTGCTCCTCCAGCTCCGCCTCTAAGGAAGAGTGGGGTTGTATTGCTTGCATTAAGCACATAGCCCTTAATAGACTGAGTTGGCTGATACCAATAACCACTTGTTGTTGTCTTATCCCCAGTTCCGCCTTGAGCTACTGATGGAACAGTTGCAGTCTGTGTTGCACTGTTTCCACCGAGACTGTTTGTCACAGCACCGGAAATACCTCCACCGCCTTGGATTGTTCCAACACCGGAAAATCCTGTATTCATCGTGTATGTGTTTGCTGTACCAACACCGATTGTTGAGTTAGAACTAAGAGTAAGGAGGTTCTTCACAAAGACACGATAGCCAGCCGTGTTTAAAACAACATCTGAGTCAACAGAAAGATTGTAGTAAAACTGATCAGATGTCAATGTTGTATTTGCAGAGATAGTAACCGATCCATCAGAACCAGTCCCGTAAACTGAGTCGGCAGCATCAGCGAATGAAGCAAAAGCATTAAGTGCGGGGTAGCGTTCAAGACCAGCCATTATGCCTCCTCAAAACCCATAAACATGATATTCACAGCAGAGTTTGCGGAAGTGAAAGCAACAAGCTGATCGCTATTTGTAGCATTTGCTGTGTTTCCATTATTAGTAAGGACAATTGAACATCCAAAAGAAATTGTTTCATTCGCATTGATGTTGAATGCGCTCATAAAATCTTGAGTATTGGCTTCTGCGACTCCGGCTGGCTTGAGTCTGATTGTTACAGTTTTGGCAGAAGCTGTTGTGTTGCACATAACAATTTGTTTTACAATTGAAGTTGTGCTTAATGGAGTTGTGTATTGGACAGTGTTAGCCGTAGTAATCTGGGTAGGTCCAGCCAGTCTTTTCTGATTAATAGCCACTACAAAACCTCCATATAGAATTTGATCATATTGTCACGAACAGTATTCTTATTCACCCATGAACTACCATTATATTCTAAAATCTGCCCTAATGCTGGGGTTGTAATAATGACATCGGTTAAAGCATCAAGATCTACAGAGCCTCCGCTGCTAAACTGGACAATTGTATTGGAACCGTTTTTGTAAAAAATCTTTCCATCGGCATAGTTAAGCCCCAGCTCACCATGCTCAAGTGAGGCTGGGACTGCCGAGGCTGTTCCTGAGTTTTTAATTTTAATGGTATTAGCCATTGCTTCCTCCTATCAGAAGGTTCCGCCATCTACTGTATCAGACCAGTTTGGAACACCTGATACAATCTTGAGGAATTGACCTTCTGTTCCAACACCACGCTTGGATAGGGTGTTTGTCGCTGATGCGTAAATCAAATCACCAGTCGTGTAAGAGGTAAGACCAGTACCGCCATAAACTGTACCGATAGATGTACCATTCCATACACCAGTCGCAATGGTTCCAACTGATGTCAAACTTGAGTTTATGATTCCTGAACCCAAAGTGGTATTTGAAAGAACTGAGGTTCCATTTACATAATATGATTTAGCAGAGGCTAGGTTGAAGTGCTCAGAAGATGTCCATGCATCTGTTGCATCGACCCAGTTAAGAGTCTTATCTGTTGCACCTTTAATTGTGAAACCGGCACCGTCTGCAGTCGTGTCTGTTGGTGTATCAACATTTGCAAGAACAATATTCTTGTCCTCAACCGTTAAAGTTGCGGTATTAAGAGTTGTTGTATTACCATTAACAACAAGATCTCCAGTGATTGTAAGAGTATTAGATATTGTAACATCAGCTGGAAGACTAATTGTTACCGCTCCAACGCCTGAGTTAGAAACAGCGATTTGATTTGCAGTACCCGTAAGACCAGTGACAAGATTTGTAGCTCTATCACTAACTTGTGAAGCCGTAATGGAGATTGTTGTATTGCCAGCAGCAGTTAAACGACCATCCGCTTGAACAGTAAAGGTACCTACTGTTCCTGCACCACCATAAGAACCAGCCGTTACTGCTGTATTGCCAAGAGAAACTCCAGCAATAGCACCATCAACATAAGCCTTGGTTGTGGCATGCGTGTTTGCCGTTGGTGTGGGGACAATAACAACACCACTAAATGTCTTATTACCAGTTACCGTCTGGACCCCGGAAAGTGTGAGGTAGGCACCTGAACCAGCAACTGCCTCAACAGTTGTGGCAGTTCCACCTGCTCCACCTGTTCCCTTACCGTAGTAGAGGACATCATCTACTTCATTATATGCAAGTTCTGCATTTTCCAAAGAGGCTGGCGCACCAGCTGCTCCTCCAGAAGCCCTTCTTTTAATTCTAATTGTATTAGCCATTTTAGTAATTACCTCCGTCTAGTAATGTATTTGCTATTGAGTGGATATGATCCGCTCTGCTTACTGCAGAACTGGTGCCAGCTGACCCGGTTCTTGCTATATCTTGTGGAATATCGCTAGAAAGACTCAATGACGCTGCATTAATTGTAGCAGAAACATTTTGTAATACAGTGATATCACTATTTTGCACATTAACAGTTGTTATATCTGTATTACTAATACTTAATTGAGTAATATCAGATTGATTAATCTGTACTGTAGTTATTTCAGCTGGCACGAGTAACATCCCCTTGCACAATCGCCTTACCAGCGAGCAAGGTGGTTACAACTGTACCGTTTGTTTGTTGGATGTCATAGTAATAAGTTCCAGAGGTTATTGTAGATGTTACATTAGCAGCCAGTGAGAACTGAACAACCCCATTTGCTCCATCAGTTATTTGAGAAGTAAACGAAACAATATTGTCCGTTGCAGTACGACCCAGCTTGATTTGACCAGAGTAGCTATGTGAGCTGATATTAATAACAGCGTTTGCACTATTTCTTAAACGAAGCTCATGAACATATGTATCACCAGCATATAAAACGATATCTCTTGCGCCAGCCATGATACTTAAATTTTAGACGATATTACGCTTGTTATCAACAAACGCAGTCTTCACAGCCACATGTACATTGGTCAGTGCATTCACAACCGCAGGTACAACTTTTTGATCTTGACTTTTCTAATTCACTCATCATGCACCGGGCTTTGGCAAAGCCTTCCATGCTGCTTCCATCTTTGCTGCATCTTTTGCAAATTCAGCTTCAAATTCTAGGTGCAACCACTTGCCCCCAAAACTTCCTGCATTATCTTTTGAATCATAAATCTTGACTGACTTTGGGTCCGAGCCTTCACCACGGGAGCAGCGATAACCTCTTCCGTAACCGGGCTTTCCATCTTTAGCATTTGCATCAAATGCATAATCATGGATTTCAACAATACCTAATTCTTTCGTATGTGCAAGGAACCAGTCCCACATAGCAAGACCGACTTTACGATCTGAATAACCAATATCGCATGCAGCTCCAGTTGAGTGAACACTAAGCCACTTTTCCATTCCGGGATCACCAATCTTCTTACCTTCTGTATGAGAGTTTCTCATCAATCTTGCGGAATATATTCCTAGATTTGTAGCCTTCCAACGGCGACCACAAGCGCCAACGAACCACTCAACGCCAGCTCCTGCTTTTTTTCCGTCAAAAGCGGGATAATAGGGGTACTTGCGAGCCATTATTTGGTCTTTCCGAATGCTTGGTCTTTTGGATTTAGGTAACGCAAAACCACTGGAAGGGCTGCAGCCCAAAGAGCGTTGGCTGTCAATTTGATGTCACTGGTTGCAACATATGTTGCAACACCTGCACCGAGTACGCTTCTTGCGTAAGAGGCAAGCATTGCCTTATTTTGTTCTGTAATTTTGATCATATAATCTCCTTCGTGACATTAAATCACTATGTTAACATTATACCTTACTCGTTATTTTTAGGCTGAGTCTTTACTCCGCCAAAGACAGCAGAGATTTCATCATCATCAAGCTTGCCATCATCAAGGAAAGCACTAGCTAGACCCTCAACAACTTTAGCGACTCCGCCAATCCCAGCCATAAAGATGGCTTGAGGGAGATTAACTCCAGCGATAGCGCCAGCTCCAATTACTCCAAGACCAGATGCTCCGAATACAGCAAGTATTCTTAATAAAATATTATTAACTTTAGACATTAATCTTCCTTTTTAATTAAAACTCCAAACATGTGAACAGTAAAGGCAGCAATGGTTAGCCATAGTCCATAAGTTTGTGTTTTGCCGGATAATGTAATTAGAACAATTACACCTCCAGATAGTGTCCATGCCAAAGCATGGAGTTCTTTTAATATTTTTTTAAACATTATCTTCTCCTTGATCGGCTATTACCCCGATCTGTGTTACCGGAACCACCACTTCCTGATGGTCCTCCAGCTCCTCCACCCGATGGTGCAGAACTGCCTCCAGAGGGCATAGGAGCCGTTGTAATCGTTGTTAAAGCTGTTGTTACAGCAATGAGCGCTCTTCTCGCTTTTACATCTATTCCAGAGCCTGTAGGCACATAGTCGTCAAGACCTTCTCCGAAGATGTCAATTTCTCCCTCAAAAGCTTCTTTGATTTCAGTTGGGGCATCGGTAAGTGTTTCAACAAGAGCAGCTTCTTCCGCTAAAGTAAGATTATCAACAGCAATTTCTTGGAAGATTTCTGTAGCCTGATCTGCGTCAATACTTTCCAAAACCTTTGCACTTGTAGCAAGGTCGGTTGCTTGGTCTTCTGTAACACCAAGTTCCAAAACACTGTCAACAGCATTAGACACTTGTTCTTCAGAAACAGAATCTGACTCTAAAATTCCAACAACCGCTTCAAATTGTTCATCTGACAACGGCGTATCTAATACAGAGTCAATAACTGATGCAAATTTTTCATCCGAGATTGGCTCATCAAAAATAGAATCAAGGGCAGCAGAAAATTGTTCTTCAGATAACGGCTCAGAAAAGACTGCATCGACAGCAGCTTCAAATTGGTCTGCACTTAGTTGAGATGTATTGTCAAAGACAGCCTCCACTGCAGCAGAGAAGTTTTCGTCAGACATAGGACCATCAAACACTGAATCAATAACTGTAGAAAACTGCGAATCAGTTAAATCTTGACCAAGAAGAGAATTAACCACTGCCGTAAGTTCTTCAGGAGTTCCGGCATCTGCTACTAAGTCATCAACGGCATTTGCAAGGTTTGCATTGGTTATAGGTGCATCGAAAATATCATCAACCGTTGCGTCTATAGTTTCTTGAACCTCTTGGGGAACTTCAATTGTTGGCGTTGGGTCTTCAGGAATTTCAACAGGTGTTGTATCTATTTCTGGAGTAGAAACTGGAGTTTGGTCCAACTCGGGAATTGAAACAGTGGTGTTTTCTGTTGGAAGTGTTTCAACAGGAGGGGGAACAACTTCCTCAACAGTCGTTGTAGTCGGTTCAGGCTCAGGTGCTATAGTTGTTGTAGATGAAGATGTTGTTGTGGTCGGCACCACTGTCGTTGTGGTTGTGGTTGTTGTGGTGGTCGTTGTAGAAGTTGTCGTGGTTGGCTCTACAGTGGTAGAGGTGGTTGTGGTTGATTCTACTGTCGTGGATGTTGTGGAAGTGGTCTGAGTAGACCCAACACCATTGAAGCTCAGTTCATACTGTAAGTTCCACCCTTGGTTTGTATGCCAACCATCAGGGTTGTTACAGCAAATACCAGCCCTTAGTCTATAACGACCAGCAGGCACCTCCATTGAGATATACGACTGCAGACCAATGGAATCATCAATGCTGTAGAGAAGCGTTCCGGCTTCGTTATATAGCCACAACATTGGATCTGAGTTGTACCCAGTGACCATGTAGGTTTGGGCTATAAACTGTGTTGTCTCACTATAATCAAACCAAACATCTGTTGGCTCTGTGATTATTAAGTTTTCAGCTTTAGCCGGAGATGCAAAAAGAGAGAGAATAATTGCAGGAATTAATATCCATGCACTTTTATTAAATCTTAATTTTCTCACATAACAATTGTATATGAGTTAAAATTAAGTTGCGTATTCAACTCCACTAATCGACAGAGTAATACTTGCATTTGCTTGAGAAAGATAAAGATTGGAGTTAGCAGGAAGAACAACAATTCCGTTATAAGCAACTGTTTCGTTTGGTGCAACAGTAAATGATTTTAGAATTGCATTATTATTAGCAGCTGCTGAGACACCTGACACAAGTAAATGTAAACTGCATGTTGCTGCACTTGATGTGAAGTTGCACAAGTTAATGTTTTTAACAATAGAATAGCTTCCAGCATTGTTTGATATAGTAACAACATTAGCTGCAGTGTCAGCTCCGATATACAGAAGCTTTGGTGTTAAGTTTGCCATTTAAACCCCCATCCACTGCAAGATAGCAGTGTCATATGTATATGTATTCATGCTTTGAATCGTATTTGAATCAAGAACATGGTCAACAACAGCCCCGGCTAAATGGTTCTGTGCTGTAGTACCATCATACCCTCTAACGCTTATAGTTAGAACATCTCCTGAACGAGAAGACACGAGCATTTTTTCTTCCGCTGCTTCACCACGACTTACAATGATTGCAAATGGATTGTTGGCACCTGTGGGGAAAGACGAACCGGAACCAAGGGTAATAGATGACGCTGAGTTTGCGACATTGCTTGGCAATGTCGTGCTTAAAACAGCTCCAGCAAATTCTCTTCTTTCCATTTAAACCTCTTTAGTCAAGGCTGATGTCAAGATCGCCTGTTGCGATTCTCAATGTATCGCCTGCATCAAGGCTTTTACTTGTTGCGAGAGTTCCCCACACAAGCAAGTTGCCTGTTGTTAAAGCATCAAAAATACCAATTGCGACAACCGTACAGGCTGGCATATTAGTGAAGTCAATGTTCCCAGTGTTTTGGGTTGCACCACTTGATGCAGCATCAAAAGCAGCAGTCTGACGAGCGTATGAACCACCACTGACCTGTGTTCCACCACCCGTATCATTTGGTGCAGCCGTATAAAGTGCTACATAAACAGTCGATGGCATTGTGTATGCCGTTGTTCCCAAAATGTGGTCAAGAACTTTGTCCTCTAAGTAATTACTAAGATTACCTGCCATAATTAATCCTCCTTAGATGCGAGATACTCTTCGATTTCGTGAGGATCCGCTCTTCTAAAATTTTCAAGACTCAAAAGGAATGCATATTCCTCGTCTGAGACTTCTTTCATGGAATCTTCTCTTGAAAAGAAAAGATTACCAGAGCTATACGAAGCTCCGCTTTCAAAAATAATCAAATTAATTGCATTTGATTTTTTAGACACTTTTGCTGGTTTTTGTTCAACACTATCTTCTGTGATTTCTGCTTTAACCTTTGGCTTTGCAGCAGCCTTTTTTGCCGGAGCCTTCTTTGCTGGCTTTGCTTCTTCACCTGATGTTGCTTTCGATGTAACGATATTATCAGTCATGGTTAATACAATACCACACTTGCTTAAATAATGCGAAAGGGAGGGGATATTTCACCCCCCCCCGATCACAAATTTTTTAATTATTACTTACAGTGTACGAAGCTTAACATTCTTACCGATTACATACGAATCAGCATTTTCAATGTTACTTGCTACTCTCATGAACTGAGTGTACTCAATGGTGTCTGTCTTTGGCTTGAACTGACGGTACACAGTGATGTCACGGTGAATACCGATAACACGGTTGTTAGGGAATGTTAGTTCAATATGACCATGTGATCCTGTTGCACCTGAGTAGTCACCCGTAGCCGTTTCTGGCATCAAAGGAACTTCAAGCAAAGGAATACCGAATGGTGAAATTCCAGTTGAACCCGGACCACCATTTCCACGCATTGTGCCCTGAAGGAATGCCACATCGCCGACCAATGAGCCGGGAGATGGTGCACCTGCAGTTGCAGCGGTTGCATCGTTTGGATTACCTAAGCTGTAGATGGTGTCTTGAACATTGCCTGAACCAGAGAAGAATCTTAGTTCATTTCTGCGCTGAAGATACTTGGTTGGCATATTGCGAAGAATGCGATCATAAGTAGCTCTTGAAACCTGATTACCAGCTTCATCGACTACACGACCGTTTGTCTTAGCAAGTTTAATAAAACCATCAAGAGCCTTGAGAAGACCGTTGTTGGAGCTTGTGTTACCGTTGATAAAGAGATCATCAAGGTCGTTTGCAGTCTGGCGAGCCATCATCTGTGCGATGTGGTCCTCCAAAGAAGCTCCCTCAATGTTGTCTTCCAACGACTCAGTTGACAGTGCCCAGTCAAGACGAAGCTTGACAGTAGACAAAGAAACTTTGCTGAATGTGACGGCTGCATTTGCACCGTCATCTGTTGCCTCGGTTGCCTTTGAAAGCAAGCGGGTGCCTACAGAAACCTTATCGATTTCCATTTGTGGTGTACGCATACGAACGACTCTTGCGTTCTGCATAAGTACAGACTGATCAATAACAAAATCAAGGAAGCGGTTTGACTGAGCTGGTTTCATCAAACCACCCGAATCATTGCCTACAACCCCAGTTGTTACTTCATTAGCCTTTGATAGAATTTCTTCTTGTGATGCCATATCTTTATTTCCTCCTATTATGACTTATAGCCCAAGGAGTTAATTAAACCTTGTGGCAAATATGTATTGTCCCAAATTGATGATGGAGCAGACTTAGTAAGTTCTTCGCCCTCTTCGTCATCTTCTGGGTCAACGCTTTTCTTGATAGCTCCGGACTTAGCAAAGGCTTGAACCTTCTCTTCTTGTTCCGACAGAGATTGCTCTGTTGCTTCTAATTTTTCTTGTAGTTCAGTTGCTTGAACTTCAAATCCCTTGGTGATGGTGTCGATTTTTTCTTGGACCGAAGCTTCAACCTCTTCTTTAATTGAAGTAGCGAAGGCAGCCAGTTTTTCGTCAACCACAGCACTAAGAGCATCTTTAAGGATTTCTAGATCCATAATTTCCTCCTGTGTGTTTTCAGTTACTTCAATTTGGATTGAAGCATTTTCTTGAACATCTGGAACAAGCCAATTGACCATACGCTTAAGTAGCGATAATCTTGATTCCTGTTCATTCATGTCTAAGACCTTATCATAATTTACATCATTTTGCAATTCACTCTCTTGCATTTTAATTGAATCTGCGTCTATGTCTAATTTATCAGACATTTCAAGCGCATAAGTTAGCAATGCATCGATTGAGTCAGTTGCATATTCTTCAGATGTATCATCTTCGAATTTGTTTGTCATAGTAGACTCCTTTTTCTTTTTCTTAGGCTTTCCGGGAAATGGACCTTGATAACTACCTTGAGTAGGATTCTTGATACCGGCTCCCATTGAGCCTGCTGTGACTTCTCCCTCTTTCTTCATACCTTTTTCTTTAGTATTCTGATAGCGTTCAAGAAGCCTCCGACCTTTTGCAGCAAGCTGTGCTGCATCTTGTGCGTTCTGTGGAACTGGTTCCCCCCAAGCTGCTGCTGAAAGCGCAAGCCTTGTTGGTCTACCTTTTGAGTCCTTCATTGGACCAGATGGATTTGTAAAGAAGCGTGTTAAGAAAGAACCTTTTCTGCGCATCTTTTCTGGTGTGTCTGCTGCACCCCTCACACCCGGCTTAAGGTTTGCACCCTCTGTTTCTTTGAAGTGTCTACGACCTGCTGCTGTAAGACCGCCCTTGGGGTCTTTGAGAGGAGAGGCTTTGTCAAGAACATAGTCAAGACCGCCATCATCACTTCTCTTGATGATATCGACAGTTGCCAGAGCGTTGGCTGGATTATCAACGACACTTAATTCACCAAGAACATATTTCTCAATAACATTGACTGGGCGACCACGGAACATCTTTTCTGCAGACTCACTCTTCTGAAGAACCTTGCCTCCAATAGAAAAAGCCTGAAGGGTTCCGTCAAGGATCTTTTCCCAAGTATCTTGGGCACCCTTTGAAATATAAGCGTCTACACGAATAGCGTTGTATTCTTCGCCATCCTCCCCTTTGATCTTGATAGGTTCAAAGTTGACAGCCTTGCCAACAGCAACAGGAGAATGCATCTCACGGATGTTTCCTCCCCAGTTTTTAAATGCCTCAAGAGATGCAGAAAAGTCAACAATATCACCAGATTTGTCAACATTGTCAGCTGTAGCGATACCGCTAATAATCCTCTGCTCTTTCTTGATCATTTCAATCGGGAAAGATAAATTAAAATTTTCCATGATTACCTCGTAATTTTAAATTATACACTATTATGTGTATAATCACCCAACTGCATAAGCTGAAAAGCTAACGCCTGCTGTAACGATTTTGATTGTTGTATAGTCACCCGGAATTTTGTGATAGGTGTGACTGCCATCGTCTGGTGAATGCGGGATAAGAACTTGGTGTCTTCCATTAAGTTCAATAATCGCACTTGTTGTGTTGCTCTTATTCCATACAAACAGATAATCAGTATGGTGTCCAATTGACACTTCACCGTCTGTGCTTGCGATAGCTGTTGTTGTATATACAATACTACTCATTATTTTCTCCTTCAAATACCTTAACGGTATCTATGTTGTCGCCAGAGTCTTGACTCTGACCTCTTTCTTTTTGATCTCCAGAACTTTGAACACCACTTGGTGTTGCGCCACTGTCTGATCTAGATTTTGGTGGATTAGAAGAAGCATTATTGGAATTTCCAACTGGTGCTCCTGCGTTTTCTTGTTTGATTTTTGTTGGGAAAGGAAGAACATCATCGCCATCCTTCCGTTCTGGGAATCCAATTTTACCTCTAACCTCATTAGGACTGATAACTTCAGTTCGAAGGTAGCGGTCATAAATTCTTGATTCCATGTCTTCGTCAAGCAAGTCAATCTTCTTAAGCTTGAATTGAAGGAGGTCTGTGAACTCCGCAAGAAGTCTATTAATCTTCTTTTCGATGATTGCTTGGTCTGGACCAATAACTTGCATCTTGAATGTCTTATCCGCATCTCGTGATACAGCAAGGTTTGCATTATCGTAAACGCCGACTTTTGGTGCGGGGACTCTGTTCGCTACTAGGATTTCATCACGGTTTGATTTGCGGTACTTGTCAAAAGAAGCATCTTGAACTCCGGCTTCAAGTTTTTCAAATTTAATATCAGAATCAGAACCGATACTTGCTGGAAGAGGAATAACAAGAGTTCCGTGGTTTCGACCTTTAACCTCATTGCGGAAATAATTAACAAGTTCAGCTTTTGATTTATTACTTAATTTCGCACCTTTAAGAATAATTGCATAACGAGGAATTGCTTTATTTTCAAAGTAATCAATGTTGTACTCTTTTGCAAACTTATCCCCAACAATAGCTGCTGCTGCAGAAACTGCTGCGGGAATACCGTAGTATGTGTTATTTGGAGAATACATTTTGAAATGAATAACTTCATTGGGGCTTGGGTCTCCATTAATAGGATCCTCCATTTCCAAATCTTGAAAGTTTCTGAAGAAGATTGCTTGAACTTTATTAGCTCTTGAAAGCTGAACAAAACCATCTCTGTGTCGTCTTACACGAACCATCGTTGCAGGAATGTGACCAATGTAGCCAACTTTTCCTTCGTTATTCCGACCAATTTCAAGATAGCCATTTCCAACTGTAAGGCAATCTTGCCAAACACGAACCATTGTTTCAATCAATGTCTCTTCAACATTGAAGTCTTCAAAAAGAACTTCTAGTTCTTCTCGGAGATCTTGCAAACCCTTCCGAGTTTTTTCAAGCTTTGCGGGATCTGATTGAGACTTCTCAATACGCCTTCTTGATTTCAATGTCTCAGTAAATTCAAAACCAAGACCAACCGTATTCATCACTCTTGCGTTAATAGCTGCGTAATGAATGGCACTTTGATCGTAAAGGATAGCGAGGTTGTCCAAGTCATATGGTGGATTTACAATGTCCCAAAGGGAATATCCATTAACAACTTCTGGATCAAGATACTTAGACTTAGTACCATCTTCGCCTTCATGTCTCTTCTGAAGACGCTGAGCTTTTCTTTTCATTTTTGGAGAAAGGCTTGAAATTTTTACTTCCGAGAAAGGGTCAACGGACTCAACTTTGGACAAGGCTGAAATATAAGAAAGATCATCAATCTCTTCATTGAAGTCATCACTGTCCTCAGACAGTATCATTTTATTGTTCATTATTTTGCTCCAAAGTGCTGGTCGTACATATCTTCAAATGGGTCAGCAACTAAACCAGCAGCAAGTCTTTCTGCTTGGTCATCTCTTTCATCGGAAGAAACTTTTCTAGCACCGGGAACCCAACGGATAACTCCAGCATCAGAACCTGTCCAATACTTTGCGACTTCCGCAACACGAAGCTCAAGAGCTTCATCACCGACCATTCCTTCTGCGCAAAGAACACCATCCCCATCGGATAATGGGAAACCGTCTGGCATAATCCAGAGACAGATGCCATAAGCACGCTCTGGAACCCACATATTTTTACTTTTAATCATGTCAGAAGTCATTTGATTCAATTCTACATTACTTTCTTTAAATTATCTACACATTGATGACAGTTTTATTCAATTAATGAGCAATGTTGTCTTTGATAAGTTTGATTTCGCAAGAATCTGTACTGCAGTAGCTTTCTCCGATTGCATCTGCAGCCATTCCTGCATACACACCAGCAAAGTCAATTGGGAATAGTTTATCTAAACCATCCTGTTTATATTCTTTTTCTGTAATCTGGGTGTACGGCATTTGTGGGTAAGTAAAGTTGCCTTGAGGTAGGAACGAAACAGTTTTAAGCTGACCATCGTACATATGAAGAACAGTTCCAACTTGATCCTTTTCCTTTTCAGCATCAAATGAGATTGTTACCGATACAGAGTTATCAGACCAGTAACGCTGGGCTACTGATGCAATCGCCATCTTCTCAAATATTGTCACATCCTTTTCAGAACGCTTAGCATTTGATTTAATCGGGAAGAAAACAACACTTGTTGTATCTGGAGATTCAGAAGCTGGCTCAACACGGTAGTTAGCCATTTTGAACAGAGGAAGCATTGGGTCATCATTTGCAAAACGAATTGCACGATTGAAGTATTCTCCACCCGGAGTCCAATGAACTCCCGGAGATTCTCCTGCCAGAATAGAAACAGTTCCCGAAGGCTTAACTGTTGTCATCTTGATTGATTCACGGATACCGAACCACTCTGAGTAAACATTGTCGTAACGCTTAATTGTCTCGTAACCCTGATCCATCCATTCACGAAGTGTCGGAACCCCATGATTGTCAGCAAAGTTTGCGATGCCAGACATTGATGTTCCAATACGGCGGTTTCTCTGCATAATTGCATTTGTCTTTTCCCAATGAGTCGGAAGAAGAGTAACGGTCTTTGCGTAAAGGTAAGCGAATTTCAATGTGCGCTTATAGTCGTCAAGAGACTCATGGCGGTTGAGATATGTCTCAACAAGGGTGCAGCACTCGTATGATTCAAGAGATTGTTCTGCGCATGGGTTGTATCCAGCTACACGCCAGTCCTTGTTATTTGGTGGATCAATTAGACGACCATACTTACGAGACATATCCAACCAGATGACTCCGGGTTCTCCGTTGAGAGCAATGCTTTCAACAATGTGAGATAGATCTTCGCCAACATTTGTTTCTACAGAATTGTTGCTCATCCAAGCCCATCCCTGATTCTCTGGATCATAAGAGTTACGCTCTGGGAAGGCTTCTGCGTTCTTTAAATTCAAGAAGGTCTCATCGTTGTGTCTACCGATTAGAAGTTCAGCAGAACGGCGTACATTGCCCGATACAACACAAACTCCAATCATGTTGCCAATGTCTGCAATATCAACTCGTGTAAGTTTTTGACCTGCACGACCTAGGAACATCTTACGAATATATTTGTGCAACTTTTCGAGCGGTTCATGACCAGCAGCTGTACCACCAAATGTTTTAATAGGTGCTCCTGCTGGGCGAATCATTGAGTAGTCAAAAACAATCGGACTCTGTTCTGGTTTCAAATAAGAGTTGATCAGGTCAGCGGTTGATTGCATCCACCCTTCACGAGTGTCATCAATAACCTGAGTGATTACTGGGCGAATTGATTCATGGATGGTAAAATCTTTATCAGCACCCTTGTCGTCAAAGCCAACACCCACTCCGAGCATTGATGCTTCCATCAGAAACGCAAATGGTTCCGCCGGATTGTCCTTTGACATTTCCGCAGTAGATACGAAGGCACAATTTTGCAAAGCAGCAGAGTTTCTCTGAACATTTACAAGTTCTGTTCCCATAATCCAAAGACCACGACCGGGAGGTGTCCATTTAAGGTTGAACAGGCGGTCAAAAGCTTCTTTAGCACTTGACTGAGCTTTTACACCATTCCAAGGAAGACGATTCTTCCGGCAATGATCTTTTTGCAAGGAATACATGCCGTTAATCACACGCTCGCAAACATCAACCCAAGTTTCTTTGGTTCCATCTGGTTTCTTTCGGGAATATGTACGAAGAAATGTAATTTCTCCAACAGAGTTTCCTGCTGCATCCTGATATCCGAATGGCGCTTTCTTTGTGCGATATGTTGAAACAAAATCTTCGCTTAGTTTAAAGGAAAAAAAATCTTCCCTAGGATTATTATTGGTCATTGAGACTCCTGTAGTAGTAGGCTTTAATATTATCAATTGGGGAGCTACACCGCACCGATTAGTGCTTAGGACTAAATGTAATTTTTTTCGAATTCGGCGTAACGATTTAGAATCATATCAGCGACAGAAGCCCATGAGTGCTTTTCGTGAATTGTTTTTGCCGAACGGAATGCAAATTTTTTGAATTCTTCATATTCGTCTGTTACATTTGTCATTAGATTAACTAACTCTTCAAAATCAGGAGTTGCCCACATACCTGTATCAGTTCCATACTGATGAGAATGGTATTCTGCGTCTGAAAACTCAGCTGGCAATGGGATTCCGTAATGTGAGAAGTCTTTGCAACCTGTTAAGTCTGTAACGATTGTAGGCAATCCTGTTGCCATTGCTTCAAAAGGAATCATTCCAAAACCTTCACCGCTAGTAGGATAAATGAGGCAGTGACACTTATGATAAAGATTAACTAATTGATCTGTATCATAAGATTCTGGGATGCCAATAATCTGAGGATGAGAAGTAGCTGGTACTAATCTACTTTCAATATACACTTCTGCGTGACAGAAGTTATTATATTTAAGAATTAACTTATAGTCCATATTACCGTCAAATAACTCTAGGAAAGCATCAACAGCAAGTTGTGCATTCTTACGCTTAGAGTCTCCACCTATATGTAAGAAATTAAATGTTTGAGATAGTTCTCTTTCTACAGGATGGAATTCTTCAGATATTCCGTGAGGAATGACATATACATTTTCATTGACATTGGCTTTATCATATACATCTTTAACAAAACTAGAGGTAGCCCAGATCTCATTACAGAGACTCATATTGTATTTCCATCCAGAAGGAATCTTTGTAGATTCCCAAGGGGTATATCCTACTTTATAGTCATTATTTAACTGATAATAATGAGGTTGGCAAAAGTTGATATGAAAGGGTATCTCAGCTCTATTGTAAAATACACCTACTTTTTTAGCCTGTAGTGCTCTAATAGTACTGATAGCAGCATTGGCATATCCTTGACTAGCCCAAAGCTCGCCACTAATATCAACATTGCTCAAGCTGAACCAGCTGATCTTCTTCATATTCTCCTTGGGATAACTCTTCTGCTTACTTGAAGCTTTCAGAGCTGATTGATAAACAGTTTACACCCTTTTCAATCAACATTAGTGCGTGTTCTTCAGAAATTTCACAAGTTATTGGCAAATCAGTATAAACACATCTTGCAGCAGCAATATAGAAATCGTCAAATTTAGTTATCCCAATACAATCGGAATCAAGAATGACTGCGGGTCCGCATTCATCCGACTCAACAATTGCAATAATTTTCATATCCAAATTTTACCATCCACAGTGTTATCAGTATACTTAAGTAAACTTATATAACAATAAGTATACCTGTATAACTAGCATACTAAGTATACTGGCGCATCCCAGATGCGAAGCATATCAACTTTTTTGGGGTAATGTGCGGATTATCAAAAATTTTTTGATAACATGAATCAATGACTTATACTACCGTTTACGACATTCTCGACAATGGCGAAATTGAATTACTCAACTGTATGGCATCAGATGTTGATGTCGTTAATGCTGCAAAAGTTAGTTTTGCCACTTATGTTAAAGAGTTAGATGAGTCTTCAATTGGCTTAATTAAGTATCTTATGCGTAATAAGCACGCAACTCCTTTTGAACACTGTGTATTTAAGTTCAGAATTAAGGCTCCAATTTTTGTTACAAGAGAATGGATGCGTCATCGATGGTCATCATTCAATGAGATGAGTATGCGATACCATCAGCCTGCAAACATTGATTACTATACCCCAGCTTACGATAAGATTCGTAAGCAGATTGGAAAACCCGGAGCTTATACTTTTGAAGAAATTTCTGATCCAGAAGTTAAAGATGCTTTCTATTCTATTTTTCAACAAAC